CACACAATAACCCATTATACGCGCGTATAATGGGTTATTGTGTGCTGATATGGAGAACATAAGCACAGAACAATACGTTACAATTCCGGTGTTGTGTTCCTTTTCCATTCTGCCATTATGTTCTCTTATAGTGTGACGAAAGCAGCATAATTAATCGCCACTTGTTCTTTGATTGTGTTACGATATCCAGAGACTTAGAAACGGGGGAACCGGGATGAGCAAGGTAAAAATCGGTGAGTTGATCAACACGCTTGTGAATGAGGTAGAGGCAATTGATGCCTCAGACCGCCCACAAGGCGACAAAACGAAGAGAATTAAAGCCGCAGCCGCACGGTATAAGAACGCGTTATTTAATGATAAAAGAAAGTTCCGTGGGAAAGGATTGCAGAAAAGAATAACCGCGAATACTTTTAACGCCTATATGAGCAGGGCAAGAAAGCGGTTTGATGATAAATTACATCATAGCTTTGATAAAAATATTCATAAATTATCGGAAAAGTATCCTCTTTACAGCGAAGAATTATCTTCATGGCTTTCTATGCCTACAGCTAATATTCGCCAGCACATGTCATCGTTACAATCTAAATTGAAAGAAATAATGCCGCTTGCCGAAGAATTATCAAATGTAAGAATAGGCTCTAAAGGCAGTGATGCAAAAATAGCAAGACTAATAAAAAAATATCCAGATTGGAGTTTTGCTCTTAGTGATTTAAACAGTGATGATTGGAAGGAGCGCCGTGACTATCTTTATAAGTTATTCCAACAAGGCTCTGCGTTGTTAGAAGAACTACACCAGCTCAAGGTCAACCATGAGGTTCTGTACCATCTGCAGCTAAGCCCTGCGGAGCGTACATCTATACAGCAACGATGGGCCGATGTTCTGCGCGAGAAGAAGCGTAATGTTGTGGTTATTGACTACCCAACATACATGCAGTCTATCTATGATATTTTGAATAATCCTGCGACTTTATTTAGTTTAAACACTCGTTCTGGAATGGCACCTTTGGCCTTTGCTCTGGCTGCGGTATCAGGGCGAAGAATGATTGAGATAATGTTTCAGGGTGAATTTACCGTTTCAGGAAAGTATACGGTTAATTTCTCAGGACAAGCTAAAAAACGCTCTGAAGATAAAAGCGTAACCAGAACGATTTATACTTTATGCGAAGCAAAATTATTCGTTGAATTATTAACAGAATTGCGTTCTTGCTCTGCTGCATCTGATTTCGATGAGGTTGTTAAAGGATATGGCAAGGATGATACAAGGTCTGAGAACGGCAGGATAAATGCTATTTTAGCAAAAGCATTTAACCCTTGGGTTAAATCATTTTTCGGCGATGACCGTCGTGTTTATAAAGATAGCCGCGCTATTTACGCTCGCATCGCTTATGAGATGTTCTTCCGCGTCGATCCACGGTGGAAAAACGTCGACGAGGATGTGTTCTTCATGGAGATTCTCGGACACGACGATGAGAACACCCAGCTGCACTATAAGCAGTTCAAGCTGGCCAACTTCTCCAGAACCTGGCGACCTGAAGTTGGGGATGAAAACACCAGACTGGTGGCTCTGCAGAAACTGGACGATGAAATGCCAGGCTTTGCCAGAGGTGACGCTGGCGTCCGTCTCCATGAAACCGTTAAGCAGCTGGTGGAGCAGGACCCATCAGCAAAAATAACCAACAGCACTCTCCGGGCCTTTAAATTTAGCCCGACGATGATTAGCCGGTACCTGGAGTTTGCCGCTGATGCATTGGGGCAGTTCGTTGGCGAGAACGGGCAGTGGCAGCTGAAGATAGAGACACCTGCAATCGTCCTGCCTGATGAAGAATCCGTTGAGACCATCGACGAACCGGATGATGAGTCCCAAGACGACGAGCTGGATGAAGATGAAATTGAGCTCGACGAGGGTGGCGGCGATGAACCAACCGAAGAGGAAGGGCCAGAAGAACATCAGCCAACTGCTCTAAAACCCGTCTTCAAGCCTGCAAAAAATAACGGGGACGGAACGTACAAGATAGAGTTTGAATACGATGGAAAGCATTATGCCTGGTCCGGCCCCGCCGATAGCCCTATGGCCGCAATGCGATCCGCATGGGAAACGTACTACAGCTAAAAGAAAAGCCACCGGTGTTAATCGGTGGCTTTTTTATTGAGGCCTGTCCCTACCCATCCCCTGCAAGGGACGGAAGGATTAGGCGGAAACTGCAGCTGCAACTACGGACATCGCCGTCCCGACTGCAGGGACTTCCCCGCGTAAAGCGGGGCTTAAATTCGGGCTGGCCAACCCTATTTATCGGCGACAGCTGGGGAGACTAATTTTTGCGGACAAAGCTTCCAGCTTCTCAATTGCCAGCTCAAAGTGCGCAGGCAAAACTTTTTCCTGATCCATATCCAAATCAACTGGCAACAGATCCCCTCCTGAAGAATTCCTGCGGCCACGTCGAACTACATCACGCAAAAAATCTCTCTCGTAAGCGCGCATATTTCCCTGTGCTGTTTCGACGGCGGCTAAAATTCGACGCAGCTCGGCAACAATAGCTGGGAGATCATCAACAGTTAGGGGGAGAGGTGCTGGGGTGCGGCATGCATTGCGTAAGGCGTGCCTTATCCCATTCATCCATTTTTGTTTGTACCAAAAGCACTGAGCAATATCGTTAACAATTGCACGGAGTTCATGCTCAACCCGCCAATCCAACGGCTCTGCAGCGCATTTTGGTGCTGGTTCAACGTAGTCATAGCCACCCGTTTTCCGGATAGCTGGCAGAACCTCGTTCGTCACCCATTTGCGGAACCGCCAGGCGGTGGTCCCCTGTTTCACCGCGTCGCGGCAGCGGAGGATGAGAGTGTAAAGGCCGGACTCATTCAAAATAAGTACTGCCTGCGCTCCCTTACCTGCCGACCCTAACTTTAAGTTAGAGTCACCACCAAACAGCCGCTTTTCGTCTTCATCAAGCGAAGATACAGCCTTGGTCGGGTTTTTTAGCCCTAATGCATTACATACATCAACAGCCACAAACCACGGATCACCACCGACAAGAACCACCCGAACCGGGTGGCTTTCCTGAAATGAAAAGACGGAGAGCGCTTTCATTTTGCCTCCCCGGATTTCAAGTGCTCAGAAAGGGACAGGGAGCAGCCGCGAGCTTCCTGCGTGAGTTCGCGCGCGACCTGCAGTAATTCCGTAGCTTCCTGCAAATACAGCGTGGCCTCATAACTGGAGATCGTGCGGTGAGCAGAGGACACAAGCGCTTCTACCTGCAGCAGGCGCTCCTCAATCGTCTCCAGCAGGCCTTGGGCGTTTAACTGAATCTGGTTCATGCGATCACCTCGCTGACCGGGATGCGGGCTGACAGAACGAGGACAAAACGGCTGGCGAACTGGCGACGAGCTTCTCGCTCGGACGAAGCAACAGTGGAAAGGCGGTGGATATGGGATTTTTTATCAGTACGGCAGATCGCCGCGAACCTGTATTTGAACATGGTACGCACTCCAGTTTGGTTAGGGGTACTACCACCAGAGGTTCCAATCTCTATAGGGTGGCAGCCCAGGCAGGGTTGGAACTACCGGTACCAAACGAAACCGGCCAGCTATAAAGCTGCCCCACCTGAACCGCCATAATTAGGCATGCGCAGGTTTACACACAAAAAAACACGCTGGCGCGTGTTGTGCGTCGTTTGGTTGTTCGGGGTTCCAATCCCGGCTGCAGATTTTGCTGCAGCTGGGTAACTTTACCGCCAAAACGAAACGCACGTCAATAATTTAGGTGGATATTTTACCCCGTGACCAGTCACGGGGATAGCCGTTTTTATAGTTTGCTTTACTAAGTGATCAGACGATGATCAATTATTCTAAGAGCGGAGAAATTACTTAAATGCATTACGCGTACGGAATACCCATTCAAGCTTAACAGGGTAAACCTTGCCTGTTTTTGCATTAATCAAGCGTGCGGCAAGCAAGTCGCCTGTAACAATTTGAGTTCTATGAGCGGTATCAGATGGGTTGCTCAGCGTAGGGGTGTTTCTATCTATAACCGTGCGCTGTAACCCTGTAATGCGTGCCAAATACTCGATTTTAAGATCATTAAGATTCACATCTTCAGGTACTGCACCGATAACATCGATATCAGCCCAAACTGCTTCTGGACTGCCATCGTTGATTTGTGTGCTACCAAACACTATCTCCGCACCACTTGTATTCAGCTGTTCTACCTTAGCAGAAACTCCGAAAGCGTTAACTCCAGTATAATGGCCATGTTTAGTGGTCTCAGCCATGTTTACATGGAAGCCATACCACCCGGCCATATCTCGGCTGCTAACACCACCATCATTCCCATTACCCTCAAAAAAATTATCGCGCTTATACGTTCCTGCATAGACAATGTTGCTTGGCACAGTTAAGCCTCTAACAGACCAAGTATTATTCCATGGGCCAGCTGTTAACGAATGGACTACATAACCTTTCCAACTACCATCCTCAATTTTCTTCGAAAGGATGCGGTTAAACTGCGCTCCGGTAAGTGGTTTACCACTGAAATCACCTTCAGCATTAATTGGGACACGCCTTTCATTTATCACTATCGGATATGTAACATTGTCAAACTTTTTATATTGATACTGAGGGACACATCCAGACAATAAAGTAACCGTCACTCCTGCCAAAAAGAGTTTCTTACGCATAATCACCTACATATAATCCTATGAAATGAACGGCTATTTTATACGCAAGAAACGTAATGTTACTACTTCAACCCGGTTAACCTGCTAATTACTTCGCCCACCTTCGACGTTGATTCAAACCCCATACGGCCACGAATGAGCCACTGGAACGGAATCGTCAGCAGGTACAGCGGAACGAACCACAAACGGTTCAGGCGCTGCCAGAACGTTGCATCACGCCGTCCCATCCATTTAGTATTATCGACTACCACGTAATCGTACTGCTCAGGTACTTTTGACGACTCAGCGTAATAATCCCCTTCACCGCAAAGAAAATTACAGATCTCTTTCCAGTTATCGAACCCCTGCTCTTTGAGCCGCTTCTCCAGCTCGTGCCGCCATAAGACGGGGACCCAACCTCTGCGATAAATCATGATTCACCCCCACTGACCATCAGCAAATAACGCCTCGTACTCGGAAACCGGCAGGCGCTCACCCTCAATTCTGAGATTCAGCTCGTACTTCGTCTCAGGGTTTTCTTTATCTGCTTCCGCCCAGCGTTCAGCTGCCTTAAGAGCCAATAAATCTACAGCTTTCGGATAATCTTCTGTGCGGAACCAGCCGAAGTTAACACCGCCATCGGTGACGACCCACGCGACTTTCTTCTCACCTTCCTGGATAGCGCGTATACGTTCGTTACATAGCTCGCGGCAGAACTTCAGCTGCTCATAATTAAGCCTGTCCAAAAATTCAGTTGTCGAAAGCTTTTCCAAATATTCAGGTGTCGATGTCATAGCGGTTTTACCTTAAAAGCCTTGAGAAGCGTCCTAGCTTCGTCTGTGTGGTCTTCCATGCTCTTATCGCTGGCAATGCAGCAATAAACGCCCTCACTATCTGAGAACCCGTTCATCCGAATTATCGTGAATGGAAGTTCCCGGCCAGTTTTGTAATCGCTATAGCTTGTCGCGTCGTGGCCGACCTTGACCACATAAGGGTCGTATCCCTCCACGAGGACAAGGCATTCCCGTTGTTTTCCCATTACCCCTCCGGTTATATCGCCACGGCTTGCCGCTGGCTCAGAAACGCTTTCAGCAGCCTTATCTCGCGTACTGATAGCAGGTCCATAAATTCAGTCATGTACAGCGAGGCGAACGTTCTCGCGATGCTGGCCACTGGCCACAGGCGTACCGCCTCCATTTCGGTTGCTGGCAACGCGCTCTCCGCCCACGCCTCCGGTACCGCCACCGGGATAGCCTCCAGTGCCTGGCTAATTACTGATTGTGGGGCGTCCGGAACGTGCTCTGTTTTGGATCGAGGGTTACCATGTATATCTATATTTAGATCCAAATCGCGATCCACTTCGATGGTGGTTTTTTCCACCTTACGTGCGTGAATTGATAAACCGGCCTCGCGACGCTTCTCCACGATATTCATGAGGAACTCGACCGAGTCCGGGTCAATAGAACGCATCGTGGGGCGTGCATCGCCGTCTCTGGCGCGTCTGGTCTTACTGGATAGCCCCATCGACTCCAGGATGCCTATGCAGAGGTCTGCAGGCGCTTTCTTCTTGCCTTTCTCTGTGTTGAAGCCGCCGATGCGTAAAACGTTGTTTAGCAGATCGCGCCGTTCCGGGGTGAGCAGGTTATCTCTGGCGCGTTTGAGGGCGTCCATGTCTGCTTCACCTTCCAGGGTTTTTGGATCGATACCGCAGTCGCGGAAGTACTGCTGCAGCGTCGCTGATTTGAGGGTGTAGAAACCACGCATGCCTATCTCAACAGCAGGGGTCGATTTCACTCGGTAATCGGTTATGGCCGGGAATTTAGCCTGGAACTCTGCGTCGGCCTGTTCCCGCGTCATGGCCGTAGTGACGAACTGCTGCCATCTTCCGGCAACGCGATAAGCGTAGGTAAAGTGAATCAACGCTTCTTCACGGTCAAGGCGACGGGCGGTTATCTCATCCAGCTGCATGGTTTCAAACAGGCGCACTTTTTTCAGGCCGCCGTCGAAATAGAATTTTAAAGCCACCTCGTCGACATCCAGCTGCAGCTCCTTTTCGATGTCCCAGCGGACCAGCTGGGCCTGCTCATCCAGAGACAGGGTGCGTTTTTTTATCAACTCATCGTGTTCGCCCTGGTCAGGGGTATCGACACTCAGGTGGCGCTCCATAAGCTGCTCAAAGACCAGTTCACGGGCTTCTTTACGTAAATCCTTACCGATGCTGTTTGCAAGCGCGTCGGTGGCCATAGGCGCGACCTGATAGCCATCATCATGCATGATGCAAATCATGTTGCTGGCATAATCATTTCTGGCCGACGCCTCGAGCGCGGCGGCTTTTATTTTGAGCTGCATGAATGAAGAGTTAGCCACGCCGAGTGAAATTCGGTCACCGTCAAAGACAACGTCTGTCAGCAGCCCGGAGTGGCCAGCCGTTTCGAGCAAGGCCTGCGCGTAGGCGCGTTTGATTTTTTCCGGATCGGTTTCACGTTTACCGCGTAGCTTATCGAAACCGATGATGTATTCCTGAGCTGTACGGTCGCGGCGCAGCATCTGGATGGCGTCGCTGGGGACCACTTCCCCGCAGAACATGCCGAAATGGCGGTGGAAGTGTTTCTCCTCAATTGATACACCTGAAGATATCGACGGGCTGTAGATGAGGCCGTCATATTTTTTCACCATCACTTTAGGCTGGTTGGTGAAATCGTCGACTTCCTTCTCCTGTTTGTTTTTCTGGTTAACACAGAGAAACTTTTTGTCAGGGAACTGGAGTCTCAGCTGCATGGTAACGTCTTCGGCGAACGTCGAACTGTCGGTGGCCAGCATGATTCGTTCGCCGCGTTGCACTGCAGCGATAACCTCGGTCATGATCCGATTTTTCTCGGTATAAAATACGCGGATAGGCTTGTTGGTTTCGCGGTTGCGAACGTCGACCGGGAGTTCAATCACGTGAATTTGCAGCCAGGCTGGCAGGCCCAGCTCCTCGCGACGCTTCATCGCCAGTTCAGCAAGGTCGACAAGCAGATCGTTGGCGTCGGCATCCACCATAATGGCATGCTCTTCAGTACGCGCCAGCGCGTCGATAAGTGTGTTGAATACGCCAACTGGGTTTTCCATCGCACGCCCGGCCAGAATGGCACGCAGGCCCTGTGTTGCTTCATCGAAGCCGAAGAAGTCATGCTGGCGCATCAGCGGTTGCCAGCAGCCTTTAAGTATGGAGTTGATGCAAATAGTCAGCTTGTTGGCATATGGCGCCATTTCCTGATAGCCAGGATCCTGATAATGCAGAATGTCGGCTTTCGCGCCTTTCCCTTCGGTCATCATTTCATGCAGGCCGCCTATCAGGGATACGCGGTGCGCGACGGAGACGCCACGCGTGGACTGCAGCATCAGTGGACGCAGGAGGCCTGTCGATTTACCAGAGCCCATCCCGGCGCGGACAATAACGATGCCCTGCAGCTGTGCGGCGTATGTCATAACCTCATCGGTCATCCTGGAGGTTTCAAACCGCTTGTAAGTGATGTGTGACGGGCGAAGGTTCGGGTTGGTGATGCGTTCACTGAACGAACGTGAAGTCTGCGCGGCACGGCATTTGCGATTCAACCGGCGCGTAATGTGATCTTTAACGGTACCGTTATAAATTTCAGCAATACCCATATCGCGCAGCGTGCTGCTGAACAGGCGCATAAGTTCTTTCGGGCTGTTTGGTACCGGGCATGTCAGCATGCCAATATCAACGGCGCGAAGCAGTTCTTTGGCAAAAGTACGTCTGTTCAGACGCGGGAGAGTACGCAGCTTATTCAGCGTGATCGACAACAGGTCGGTTGCACGGCTCAGATGATTTTTCGTTAACTGGCGAGCGACTTCCTTCAGCCCTCTCAGGCTGTGCAGGTCGTTAAAATCGCTGCATTCCAGCTCAGGATCATCCTCAAAAGTTGGGTAAACACATTTGACGCCGGAAAACTTCTCCATGATGTCGTATCCGGTGCGGAGGCCTGTGTTGCCTTTTCCTTCAGCTGAGGATTTGCGGTCGTTATCGAGAGCGCAAGTGATTTGCGCAGCCGGGTACATGTTCACCAGCTGCTCGACAACGTGAATCATGTTGTTAGCGGAAACCGCAATGACTACCGCGTCAAAGCGTTTTTTCGGGTCGTTTCTGGTCGCCAGCCAGATGGATGCCCCGGTGGCGAAACCCTCTGCAGTCGCAATTTTTTGCGCCCCCTGCAGGTCGCCAATAACAAAGCATGCACCGACGAAATCACCGTTAGTGATGGCGCTGGTCTGGAACTTGCCACCATTCAGATCGATACGTTGCCAGCCAACAATCCGCCCGTCTTTTCTTCCGTCCAGGTGGGACAGAGGTATCGCCATGTAAGTTGTTGGTCCACGGCTCCATTTCGCACTGTCGTGACTGGTCACGCGACGTATATCACAAGCGCTAAATACGTCACGAATCCCTTTTTTTACAGCATACGGCCATGAACCGTCCTCAGCTGGCGAATGTTCCCAGGCGCGATGGAAAGCCAGCCATCCAAGCAGGCGCTCCTGCTCCATCTGATTGTTTTTTAAATCATTAACGCGTTGTTGTTCAGCTCGGAGGCGGCGTGCTTCAGCCTGGCGCTCCATGCGTGCACGTTCTTCTTCCGGCTGAGCGACCACGGTCGCACCATTTCGTTGCTGTTCACGACGATACTCCGAAAACAGGAACGAAAAGCCACTCCAGGAACCAGCGTCATGCGCTTTTTCAACGAAGTTAACGAAAGGATAACTGATGCCATCCTTGCTCTGCTCAAGGCGTGAATAGATTTCCACACGGCCTTTAAGGCTCTTCTGCAGAGCTTCCGGGGAGGAATTATTGTAGGTGGTATAGCGCTCTACACCACCGCGCGGATTGAGCTGAATCTTATCAGCACACGCAGGCCAGTTGATACCGGCCATCTTCGCCAGCTCAGTCAGCTCATCACGTGCCGCGTCAAGCAGTGAAAACGGATCGCTGCCAAAGCGCTCCGCGTAGAATTCTTGTAAGGTCATTTTTTAGCCTTTCCATGCGAATTAGCATTTTTTCGGGTTGAAAAAATCCGCAGGAGCAGCCACAATAAACGCACAATCTTTCTGAAGGACGTATCTGCGTTTTCGTGGCTACTTCCTGAAAAAGGCCCGAGTTTGCCGACTCGGGTTTTTTTTCGTCTTTTTTTCGGCTGCTACGGTCTGGTTCAACCCCGACAAAGTATAGATCGGATTAAACCAGATTTATAGTCAGCAATAAACCCTGTTATTGTATCATCTACCCTCAACCATGAACGATTTGATCGTACCGACTACTTGGTGCACAAATTGAAGATCACTTTTATCATGGATAACCCGTTGAGAGTTAGCACTATCAAGGTAGTAATGCTGCTCGTCATAACGGGCTAATCGTTGAATTGTGATCTCGCCGTTATTATCACAAACCAGCACATCCTCCCCAGGCACAAGCGTAAGCGAGGAATCGACCAGGATAACGTCTCCTGGCTGGTAGTGATGCTGAATCTGGTTCCCGACCGTCAGTGCGTAAACGGTGTTCCGTTGACTCACGAACGGCAGGAATCGCTCTGTATTGGCAGGTTCTCCAGGCTGCCAGTCTCTATCCGGTCCGGTCTCTGTCGTACCAATAACAGGAACGCGGTCTGGATCAGATTCAGTGCCATACAGTATCCATTGCACGGGCTTACGCAGGCATTTTGCCAGCGACAGCCCGATCTCCAGCGACGGCATTACGTCGCCACGTTCTAAGTTTTGGACGCCCGGAAGAGAGATTCCTACAGCTTCTGCCACTTGCTTCAGCGTCAGTTTCAGCTCTAAACGGCGTGCTTTCAGTCGTTCGCCTCGTGTTTTCATACCCTTAATCATAAATGATCTCTTTATAGCTGGCTATAATTTTTATAAATTATACCTAGCTTTAATTTTCACTTATTGATTATAATAATCACCATGAAACCCGAAGAACTTGTGCGCCATTTCGGCGATGTGGAAAAAGCAGCGGTTGGCGTGGGCGTGACACCCGGCGCAGTCTATCAATGGCTGCAAGCTGGGGAGATTCCACCTCTAAGACAAAGCGATATAGAGGTCCGTACCGCGTACAAATTAAAGAGTGATTTCACCTCTCAGCGCATGGGTAAGGAAGGGCGTAACAGTGGAACTAAATAGCATTCGGGCCTGTGTATCCACGGCTCTGTCAGATATTCATTATCTCCAGCGTGGCATCCTTGAGGTCCAGCTGGAGCAGCTGCGTCTCGCAAGCTCTGACCGTTTCACTGACAAACCAACCAGAACGATCTGCATCGGCGATACGGAGTCTTATGAAGTATCTGTCCCTGCAGAGCCCGTTCGTTATCACGTTGGTAAATCCTTCAAACGGTCTTCAATGCTACTGACAGAATTAGATTTCATGACCGCCAGCTGGCGACGTGCCATTGAGCAGTTAAACAGCGAAGAAACTGCATGGTTGCATTATTGCTACGGATGCAAACCGAATTATAAGAATGATGTGACCATTTGCCAGTGGCTGTGGCTTGATTTTTTAATCGCTCATTCCAGAGCAGGCTTTAAGAAAATGAAAGCCTCAACAAAAAAAATCATGCAGAGATTAACTTACTACGGAATACAGCAAGTTAAATGTGAAATATTTCACGAAGTGCATGATTCAGATTTTGATAGGACAGAGCGAGACGAACACATAAGTTCTTTAGTGGGTGTATCCGTCGAAAGCTGGCGTAAGGATTATAAAAAACGCTGGTTATTACTGAAATCACGATGCATGCATCTTAACGATACCGCGTTATTAAATGCGGCGGAGAAGCGCTGTGAAATCATTGAAAGCCATCGTGCAAGAAGTGCCGACCTGCCTGTGTCAGCAGGTTATGTTCAGGAAACCAGATAAGCCTGTACTCCGGTACTCTGGCCTCCGTAACGAGTACATCATCTGGTGCCCGACATGCGGCTATCGGACTCTTCCTGACAGTAACAGGCAATCCGTAATTACTGAATGGTATTTATCAAATCAACCAGGCAACAAGCATATAGAAAATATATGGCTTAAGCGTTATCTGGAAATCAAAGAGGGTGCGACCACGGTCGCACAAGATAATGAAGAATAATCCATTTAAGCAAGGCCCTATGTCGCGCACTGATGCGGAGAATATTTCTAACCTTTATAAGAAAAAAGGTCATGAAGTAGTTATCGCAGAATCCATGGAACTAGATGGGACTTATTATGTTTACGTCGATCTGCCTGAATTAAAGCAAGAGCCTAAACCATCCAGAACCTTTCAACAAAGAATATGGGAGTAACAATGGTAAATATCCAAAAAACGATTTTAGCGATGATTATACATAAATGGCTGAAGAGCGATTTTGTAGTCATCGATACGGAAACTACAGGGCTTGACGAATATGCTGAGATTATCGAAATTGCGATCATCAATATGCGCGGAGAAGTGTTGCTGGACACTCTGGTTAAGCCGACCAAACCAATCCCTCCGGAAGTAACAGAAATCAACCACATCACCAACGAGATGGTCGCCAATGCACCATCGTGGCGTGATGTATTCCCGAAAGTACTGGATATCATCAATCAACACAAATGGCTGGCCTGGAACTCTGGTTTTGATGCTCGAATGCTGGAGCAGACCGGCTTATGCACAGGGGTTTACCTCCATGAAAACCCTCGTTTCGAGGCTCGTGTAGTATCACGCATTCACACGAGCCATATTGACGCTAAAGCCGTTTATGACCAGTGGTACGGGGAGTTTGACGAGAAGCGTCAGGCATTCAATCGTCAAATTCTGACTACCGCAGCTGCGCGACACGGCGTGTCGGTAGAGGGAGCACACCGCGCTCTGGCCGACTGCCAAATGGTTCTGGCCGTACTGCAAAAAGTCTGCTCTCCCGTTCCTCAGATTGAAAGCTCTGTCGAGAAAGACCTGCCACCCTGCCCGTTCTGCTATGGGCCACCATCGTTGTTCACCCATTACCTGAATGACAAAGGCTATTCCCCTTTATATCAGCCCGTGAATTATGGCGATGATGGCCTGTACGTAGGTTCGTATGTCTTTTGCCATGAATGCGGCGCACAGGGTGAAGAAGTAGGAGGCCACGCCTACGAAGATTCAGATGTCGCCCAGCTCGAAGCTGCAGCCAGGAATGCCTGGTCAGATCGTAACGAGCGTCACCTCGACCTGTATACAGCCTCTCAAAACCTCGAAGAGTAAGACAAATGAACCGACTCAATCAAATAGCACTGGTGACAGCAATCACCAAAGAACTGAACCGACAGATTCCCGATTTACCCGCAGATGGACGGATGAATGTTGTCATCAAAGCTGCCAACGACATCTGTGCGGAGTATTCCCGCGAACTCGTTACAGCTTCTGCAGGTATGGGATTGGAAGCATGGCTGAATAGCGACGACACCGGAAGCAGCAGCCTCTACATGGCATGGTGCTTGAGTCACGGCCAGTTCGGCTACTGGCAGGGACGCAAGCAACCAGAGGCGGCTTATCCTCATGATCCAGATGACCTTGGGCGCTGCATTCGTCTGATAGAGGCAGTGCCTGAGTTTGGCGGCAAGATACCAGAGATGTCTCACCGTGGGGGTGAGTGGCTGGCGGTAACAACCAATTGGGAACGGTGGGTTGAACTGCATGCCAGAGGTAAGGGTCGTGAACTTTATAGAGAAATGAAGGCGGCTTATTCAAGGGGTAGCAGCGATGAGTAAATCCCCTAAAGAAATGTATGCCGTTCCAGAGTGGATGCGTCAGTTCCTGCCGTTGTTTCAAAACACAGGGGGTAATGACGTCGAGGAGCTGCTACACGATGAAAACACCAACATGTTTGCCAACAGCGTTCGCTACATGCTGATCGTATCAGCGCGTTCTCAGTTTGCATTGCTGATGGATATGTATAGCAAAGGCATCATCACTGGCAGAACTGGCGAAGATGAAAGCTCCGACGCACTAACCGATGGTCAATTACTTTTTCGCTTGCAGGACTTCTATGGCGCAGGACAAGACGCCATTGAGATTAACGATCACGAATATGCCCAGGAATGTACTGACGTTGTAAGCATCATCCGCGAGGTCATTGAATCCCGGAAAAAACTGAAAGCTGCAGAGAAACAGATTGCTGAGCTTGAGCGTGACGAAACACAGTTATCTGTGCCTGATGACGTAATGGCCGCAATACAGAAAGTTGCCCGTATTCGTCTTGACCTGAATGACTTCGATGGCGACAAGCGCGGCATTGCTGAGAGCCTGGGCGAAGCGGAAGAAGCACTGATTGAGGTAGTTAACCGCCGCGCCGCCATGCTTCAGAGAGGTAAATCATGATTGATCGCGCCAAACTTCAGCACATCCTCGAATACGCCAAGCAACAAAGACACATCGGTCTGCACTGCAAGGTTCCGCCAGAAGACATGGTCGAAATTGTGGAGATGGCCATGCGTCATGATAGCGAAGATCACCACCAGAAAATTTATGCCGACAGCGGCAATACCACAGGAGTCTAATCGATGGCACTGACACCTGCAGAACGGCAAAGAATCCGCCGTCAGAAGCTGAAAGAGCAAGGAACGACCAGGCGTGACTGGGTTCTGGAACCGGAGGAGCTGCGTATGCTCAGTGAAATTTGCACGCAGCGTCGGCCAGGGCGAGAGCCGTATTCCGAAAATGAGGTTATAGGCCTCCTGATCCGCAAGAACTACAAAGAGCTTCAAAAGACTCTGTCTGGTACATGCAAACGGTGTGGCCAGCAACTTCCGGTCTCCGATTGCCTGTTCGATGGCGAGAGTACATGCCAGCTAACGACTCTTAGACTGAAGCTGGCCATTAAAGCGTGACTGGTCACGGAGGGTTAAAAGTGGATAAAAAAGCATTGTTATTCGAACGCCTTCGCCAGAGGAGTGAAAGCAGTCTGGCCAGCGGCGGTGATGGTTTTATTTTTGCCTCAATGCTGGCGTTCGACATCGGTCTCAACACGAGAACGATCCGGGGGATGCTGGACTCAGCCGTGAAAAATGGGACCCTGGAAAAAATGGAACGAGGAGCTGGCCGTGCACATAAGTACCGGACAATTCAGTAGTTTAATCAAAAAAATTGGCAAAAAATGGTTGTATCGTTTGCGGATTTCCCTGTGTTTATATACAGTATTAAATAACCTTGGTAGACAAAATGGTATACGATTCAATGACAGATGCAGCCGTGTCATGTTGTGAAAAACTTGATTCCCAGCTAAGCGATCTCGATGCTGTCCTGGATATGGTGAGCACCGTTATGGCCTCACCAGAGGCCAGCCTTCATATGAATGAGGCGGCACGTCTTCTGCGCATGTCTCGTAATATGGTCCACAGATGCAAGGATGTTGTCGCGGATGAGCTCATCAGGCAGGCTGGCGAATAAAAAAGGAAAGGCGAGATACCCTCGCCTTTCCCTTGTTACTTCACCTGCAGAAATTCGTCTAAATCAATACACAGCGTGAATATCAATGCTTGCGCCGCAAGCCTTAGCGTATCGAGTTAACGTCTTCATACTTGCACCGAGAGGGTTGCTTTCCAGACGGCTAATCGCTGACGGTTGTAACCCCATTCGTTCTGCCAGCGCTGATTTCGTCAGGCCAGCTTTCTCCCTCATTTCGTATAGCATTTCAACCATCGCCAACTCCTTGTCGGCGTCCTCGTAACCCCGGATAGCCTCCGGGGTGTTGAGCAGTTCTTCTTTTACCTGGTTAAATGGGATGCCTTTTACTTTCATTAGCTCATCTCCTTCAGACGCGTTCTGGCGATATCAATTGCGTGGGTAGGCGTCTTTTGCGTCTTCTTAACAAATGCGTGCAGTAGATAAATCTCGTTGCCTACCGCGTAAGCGTACAGCGTTCTCGCTATGTTTTTATCCCCTACCCTCAGTTCGAAAAGGCCACCGCCGATAACGCGGCTATGAGGCATTTTCAGCTTGTTCCCTTCACTTTCCAGTCTCTCGATAAGCCGGGTCATGCGACCGCGTAGCTCATCAGGTAATTCTTTAAGCTCATCCAGCGCTGCCGGGTGGGTTATCACGTTAAACATAGTATAGCCTCCTGATGTGGAAAATATACCAAAAACGGAAAAATAACACAATAAGCAAATTTCACTAAAAAGTGAAAAATAATGCTGACTGTGTTCCTTGGGCAGAGTTACAGTTCGTGTCGTTGAGAGGGGGAAACCCCATAACCGACTGAATCAGGAGTAAATTATGAATTATCAAGGCAACGAAAAAATGCGCAAAGACGCGGCAGATATTTCCAACGAACTCTATGAGTTGTGGCAAAAAGTTAAACGCTTTGAACGTGAATACAGCTTTAACAGCAAGGACCTGACAGAGCGCCTTGCAGGCCGTCTTGTTGGCACGATGGAACCTAAACTGGCGGAACTGAATAAATTTATGGCTGATGTCGATTATCAGTTCGAAGACTAAGGGGACGCTATGAACGCGAAAGAATTACGCCGGAATATGACCGAAGAAGCGTTAAGCGTTGAGTTTGTAATGCGTGGGCATCCACGCATTAGCCTGGCTGAGCTGAGTGAGGCTTGCCGTTTAAGCCAGGCATCAACAGAGTTTATTATTGAGCAGATGGTTTGTTTTGGTGTGGCGCGGCGCGGCGCTTTCGGAAGATACTCACTAACAGAAGAGTATGAAAACGGAATTATCTGATATCGTGCGACCACGGTCGCACGGAATAGAAAACGAAAAAGGTTGGCAAAACAGCTATTTTTAGGTATCTTTTTTCTAAGTTGGGATTTTTACGCCTGACTTCCGAATAACCGCCTACGGGCGGTTTTTTTGTGCCTGAAAAAGTGGGCGCGGGACGAGTTGCAGCTCATCCCGCGGTCAACCCATGCCAGAGGTATAGGCTGAACCCAAAGCCCACCCGCGATGCGCATCGCCGGGTTAGCTTACCCAGGCAGAAACATAATAGCTATGTTAAAAACTACACAAATCAATGGAGCGCAGCTCGTTTGCGCAGATTCTCTGCAATTTATCAAAACCATCCCCGATAATTCCGTAAACCTGATCGCGACAGACCCGCCATATTTTGGCGTTAAGTCCAACGACTGGGACAACCAATGGGAAAGTGACGCGGACTTTTTGGGCTGGCTTGATGAGTTTCTGGCGGAGTTCTGGAGGATACTGGCCCCAAATGGAAGCCTGTATATGTTTTCCGGTTCGCGTCTTGCGGCAAAAATTGAACTGCTAACCCGCGACCGTTTCAATGTCCTGAACCATATCACCTGGGCTAAACCTAGCGGTGTATGGCGGCGGCAAAATAAAGAGAGCCTGCGTACATTTTTTCCGGCAACCGAGCGCATCATATTCGCTGAACATTACGGCGCGTCTGGCTATGCGAAAGGTCAGTCGGGGTATGCCAGCAAGTGTGCTGAGTTGCGGAAAGACGTATTTTCTCCGTTGATTGGGACATTTGTGTCAGCCCGGCAGCAGCTGGGGATATCGGCAGCGGATATCAACGCTGCGACAGGGAAAAAGATGTGTTCACACTGGTTTTCCTCGTCGCAGTGGCAGTTGCCGTCGCTGGATGACTTCAACAAGCTGCATGGGCTGTTCATGCAGCGCGCGCAAGTTCTCGGCGTAGCATGCCCCCCGCCGTTCGATGTCGGGTATAGCGAGCATGAAAAGCAGTATGCTGATCTCAAAACGCAATACGATGCGGTTAAAGCTCAATACGATGGCCTCAAAGCTCAGTATGAAAGCTTGCGCCGCCCGTTCTCTGTGACTGCAGATGTTCCTTATACGGATGTTTGGGAGTTCCCACCGGTGCAGTATTACCCTGGGAAACACCCGTGCGAGAAGCCAGCCGCGATGATGGAACACATCATCAGGAGCAGCTCGCGCCCCGGCGATGTGGTCGCTGACTTCTTCATGGGATCTGGCAGTACGATTAAGGAAGCTCTGAAGCTTGGGCGTAAGGCCATAGGCGTAGAAATAGAAGAAGAGCGTTACCTGCAGACGGTAGAAGAAGTAAAAGAAGTAGTAAAAAAAGAAGATAGTTGAAGTCACTTATATAACCCGCCTTTGGCGGGTTTTTTATTGGTGTCGTCCTGGCGACAGCTTTGCGTTATTTCGCAATGAACTGGACGGCGTTTCATTTGCACACAGCCTCCGCAAATAGAGCGAGGTAAGAGACCATGAGAATGAACGATCACTCAGGGAACATCTTCACGCAATTATTTGCGTGGATTGGAACCATAGCTGGAGTGCTGGGGTTCACTACCCAGGACCTTATTTACATGTTCTTCGGGGCTGTGGGGCTTCTTATCTCCCTTGCATCTTTCATCAACGGCAGGATTGATGCACGCCGCCGTCGAAAAGAAGATGAGAAACGGACAGCAATGATAAAGGCTTACTTGGAAGAAGTGAGTGATAAGCCTATCGAAGATCGCCCGGCAGCGGTGAGCGTAGTAGCTGATGTACTCGCTAAGGCAGGCGAATGATGTCTAACAGGGCAAAATTAAGCGCCGCCGTTCTGAGTTTGATTCTTGCTGGCGCTTCGGCTCCAAAAATTCTCGACCAGTTTTTGGATGAGAAAGAGGGGAATAGTCTTACCGCGTACAAAGATGGCAGTGGCATCTGGACGATTTGCCGTGGTGCCACAATGGTTGACGGTAAGCCAGTTGTGCAGGGCATGAAATTAACGCAAGCCAAATGCGACAAGGTTAATGCCATCGAACGGGATAAGGCTCTGGCGTGGGTTGACCGCAATATCAACGTTCCTCTGACCGAACCGCAGAAAGCCGGAATCGCATCTTTCTGCCCGTACAACATAGGCCCAGGCAAATGCTTCCCATCGACGTTCTATAAGCGTCTTAATGCAGGCGACCGCAAAGGGGCCTGCGAGGCTATCCGATGGTGGATAAAAGATGGTGGCCGTGACTGCCGACTGACAAAGGGTCAGAAGAATGGGTGCTACGGGCAGGTGGAACGCCGTGACCAGGAAAGTGCACTTGCCTGCTGGGAGATAGAAAAGTGAATCCGTCTCCGTTAATTGCAGCAATAAAAGCCTGGTGGAAGCCGTTTTTAGTATTGATTGTTGTGGTCGCCGCGTTTATCGCTGGCAATGTCTGGAGTAACCGGGCATGGGAAAAAAAGTGGGCAGACCGTGATAGTGCCGAGTCCTCGCAACAAGTCAACGCGCAGACTGCCGCCAGAATGATAGAGCAAGGGCGAATTATTGCCCGTGATGAGGCCGTTAAAGATGCTCAAGAGAAAGCAGCTGCCGCGCGTGATGTTTCTGCCCGTTTGTCTGGCACTGTTAGCCAGCTGCAGCAACAGGCAAGAAAACTCGCTACCCGCCTGGAAGCCGCAAAGCACACCGCAGATCTTGCCGCTTCCGTCAGAGGCAAAACAGCCGGAGCCAACGCCACAATGCTCGCCGACATGCTCGGAAGTCTTGCAGCAGAAGCTAAATATTATGCTGAACGATCTGACGAAAGCTATCGAGCAGGAATGACCTGCCAGCGCATTTATGACTCGGTGAGAGAGTCAAACAACCAATCTGGAGCCTCGCAATAGCGGGGCTTTTTTATAGCTGAAATCAGCGGAGATAAAATGGCGAAAATCAAACTGACACTCGAACAGATTAAGGCTCTGGCCAAATTTGCGGAAGAAGAAGGCCAGCCTGAGTATACGATTTGTCATGGACAAATTCCGGGTTTCGATAACTTTCCTGATTACGATGGATTGATTGCGTATTCGGGGTCAGAAGAACACAGCGTTCTGGCTTTGGAAGATAAAGGGCAGGGCGATATCTGATGAAAGTTTATATCGCTGGGCCAATGACAGGCCGTGAAAACTTTAATCGTGAAGCTTTCAATAAAGAGGCGGAGCGTCTGAAACGCCATGGCCACACCGTTCTCAATCCAGCCAGCCTTCCTAATGGTCTGGAGCAACGTGAATACATGGACATCTGCTTTGCGATGCTCCGTTGTGCTGACGCGATCCTAATGCTCCCTGGCTGGCAGACATCATCCGGAGCTACAGCGGAATATCATTACGCGTACAAGATGGAACTGCCGGTTTACTCAACGCTCCATTATCCGCCAGTGGCCGAAGTAGCAGGCTAAGAATAACCAATATCAATAAAAGTAGTGTTCCGCTTTCGTGCGACCACGGTCGCACGCTTTTCCATTCTCATAGACATGAGCGTTGCTGCGTAACGGGTTCATTGCCCAATCTGCGCCGCGTATAGCGCTCATGTTTATGAGAATGAACAATAATCAGGTGCGCGAGATGTCGGGTAATACCGATCCGGACGAAGCGTGACGCTGCTATAAGCTGGAAGATGGTGCAGACGGCCTATATCTTCTGGCTCAATGGTTCGAATCCATTCCTGATTAACCCATTCAAGCAACCGGTATCTGTGGCGTTTTAAATGCGCATCGCACGCGCACATCGAAGAAAGTCTTTCAGCTGTGAGCCTGGGCAAACCGTTAACTTTCGGCGGCTTTGCCGTGCGACAGGCTCACGCCTAAAAGGAAATACCCATGAAATATTTATCGCTACAACAGGCGATGCTCAGCATGCGAGTAATCATGATCGATGATGGCCTCATTTTGAAAAGCCCGGCAGGTAGTGCGCATTACGATCTGAAAGGTCGACGCCATACAGTTTGGGGTGATGCTTCTTTCTTCCCGGAGCATATGCGTGTGAAGGATAAGCGTAAGCCTAATCTCAGCCGTATTGTTTTTGAGAAAGACTGCACGACTATTTATGGTGCTGATGGAAAACCACAAGCACGCATAGGTAACTGGGATAAACCGGGAGAACCAAAAGGCTGGCGAATCCAAAAAGACGGCGCGTATATAACGTCTTATGAATTCAATCCGAAGAATAATTTCAATGAGAACGGCCAGCAGTATGCAGCTGGAATGGTCGTTGGTATTGATGTGCAAAAGGGCAATGCAGCTGTTAATGCCTATCAATTTAAGTCTCCGATAGAAGCACCAGATCCAATAACTGAGAGCATTTTAGAAAATGCACTTTCAACCCATGCTGCTAATAAAAACATCCAGGCCCTCATCAACCAGCAAGCAAAGGAGATCGTGGAAATGAAACAGGGCTTTGCCGAGTCTGTAAAAAAGGAGCTGGCTAAGCATCTTCGCCCTGGTGGATTGATATGGTCTGCATTAGTAAAGCGAAATAGACGTTTAGACGTCTAAATAACAACAGGCACCCAAAAGCAATTGATAACCATTATCGTTTGGGTCCTTTCCGGCAATCCGCCCTGTTACGGGGCGGCGTCCGCGCAGATTCTCGCTATATATGAAAATTTTCGACATGAGGTTGTTGTTTAATCATTGCTGAAAACGGGTGAGGAAATATGGCCGTGCTATTGAATAAATCTGATATGGCTTCCTCGCTGGGAATATCTGTCCAGGCCTTTGATAAATGGGGCGTCCAGCCTGTAGAAAAGAGAGGGAGAGAAGTCTTCTTTGACGTTCGCTCAGTCGTTGATAACCGCATCGAACACCAGAGCCGAAAACTACAACCATCGCCAGGCGAGGACGATGATAGCGTCAATATTGATTATGAACGTTGGCGTTTAACTCGTGCGAATGCGGATGCGGCGGAACTGGCAAATGAAAAAAAGCGTCGCGAGGTCGTAGAGACTGCGTTTTGTACCTTCGTGTTATCCAGAATAGCCGCTGAAATATCCAGTATTCTGGATGGCATCCCACTCTCGATGCAGCGCCGTTTCCCTGAACTGGAAAATCGGCATATCGAGTTCCTGAAAGGGGACGTAATAAAGGCGATGAATAAGGCTGCGGCGCTGGATGAACGGATTCCGGGGTTGTTGAATGATTATATCGACCAGTCAGGTAGCTAATCTGCGAACAGCGGTAAAAGCTGGTCTGAAATCACTATACCGCCCGGAACCCATGACAGCTGTCGAATGGGCCGATGCGCATTATTACCTTCCGAAGGAATCTGCTTATCAGGAAGGGCGCTGGGAAACACTGCCATTTCAGCGAGCGATCATGAATGCGATGGGCAGCGACTATATTCGCATTGTTAACGTAATTAAGTCAGCGCGAGTAGGCTATTCGAAAATGCTCCTCGGCGTCATCGCTTATTTCATCGAACATAAACAGCGTAACGAGTTGCTGTGGCTACCGACTGACGGCGACGCAGATAATTTCATGAAGTCTCACGTTGAGCCGACGATTCGTGATGTTCCCTCATTGCTGTCTCTCGCCCCCTGGTACGGGAAAAAACACAGGGACAACACCCTGTCCATGAAGCGTTTTACGAACGGACGCGGTTTCTGGTGCCTGGGTGGTAAATCTGCAAAGAACTATCGCGAAAAATCTGTCGATGTTGTTGGTTACGATGAGCTGGCTGCGTTTGACGCAGACATTGAGAAAGAAGGGTCTCCGACTTTCCTGGGGGATAAGCGTATTGAGGGTTCTGTTTGGCCCAAATCCATACGCGGCTCAACACCAAAATTGCGTGGAACGTGCCAGATAGAGCGTGCAGCAAAAGAGTCCGGGCATTTTATGCGTTTTCATGTTGCATGCCCGCATTGTGGTGAGGAGCAGTACCTCAAATTTGGCGATCGGGATACGCCTTTCGGCTTCAAATGGGAGCCGGAGCAGGCTGAGACGGTCTACTACCTTTGTGAACATAATGCCTGTGTCATTAAGCAGCATGAACTGGACTTTTCCAACGCTCGTTACATTTGCGAACTGACAGGAATATGGACTCGCGACGGACTTCGTTGGTTCTCATCTTCCAATGCAGAAATCGACCCACCTGAAAGCGTAACCTTCCACATCTGGACAGCTTATAGCCCGTTCACCACCTGGGTACAGATTGTGAAAGACTGGTTCAAAACGCAAGGTGATACGGGTAAACGTAAGACATTCGTTAACACCACCTTGGGTGAGACGTGGGAAGCAAAAATCGGCGATCGCCCTGATGCGGATGTTTTAGCTGAGCGCATAGAGCACTTTGATGCAGCCGTACCTGAGCGAGTGGCATATCTGACGGCGGGTATAGATTCCCAGCTCGACCGCTACGAAATGCGTGTATGGGGGTGGGGACCGGGTGAGGAAAGTTGGCTTATCGACAGGCAAATCATCATGGGACGTCACGATGATGAGTCAACGCTTGCGCGTGTGGATGAGGCGATTAACAAGACATATACACGCCTAAACGGTGTAGAAATGTCTATTTCCCGTATTTGCTGGGATATTGGTGGTATTGATCCCACCATCGTCTACAACCGCTCAAAAAAACACGGTTTGTTTCGTGTGATCCCGATAAAGGGTGCTTCGGTTTATGGAAAACCAGTGGCGAACATGCCACGTAAGCGCAACAAAAACGGTGTTTATCTGACTGAAGTGGGTACTGATACCGCGAAAGAGCAGATTTATAACCGCTTCACGTTGATTGTTGAAGGTGACGAGCCTCTGGCTGGTGCCGTTCACTTCCCTAACAACCCTGATATTTACGATCTTTCAGAGGCGCAGCAGTTAACCGCTGAAGAACTGGTCGAGAAGTGGGTCGATGGTAAAAGAAAAATCATATGGGACAGCAAAAAAAGGCGAAATGAGGCTCTGGATTGCTTCGTTTACGCACTGGCGGCGCTTCGTATCAGCATATCACGCTGGCAGCTTAACCTTGATTCGCTTCTGGCCAGCCTGCTGGAAGAAGAAGGCTCCCGTAACAATAACAAGACCCTGGCGGATTACGCGCGGGCTTTATCTGGAGAGGAATAATGGCAACACAGACTGAACTGGATGCCGCGCGCGCAGCATTACATGACCTGATGATGGGTAAACGGGTGGCAACGGTACAGAAAGATGGCCGAAGGGTGGAATTTACAGCTACTTCCGTCAGCGATCTGAAAAAGTACATTGCCGACCTTGAATCTCAGGTAGAAAACACATCACGACGCCGGGGGCCAGCAAGGTTTTACGTATGACAATACCTTCTTTAGTTGGTCCGGACGGAAAAACGTCTCTGCGAGAATATGCTGGGTACCATGCCGGAGGCGGCGGTTTCGGTGGGCAATTGAACGCCTGGAATCCTCAGAGTGAAAGTGCTGATGCTGCACTTCTGCCTAATTTCTCCCGTGGAAATGCCCGTGCTGACGATCTGGTTAGAAATAATGGCTATGCGGCTAACGCCGTGCAGCTTCACCAGGATCACATCGTCGGTTCATTTTTCAGACTGAGTTACTGCCCTAGCTGGCGTTATCTCGGTATTAAAGAAGAGGAAAGCCGCGCGTTTGCCAGGGAGGTTGAGGCCGCCTGGTATGAATATGCGGAGGATGATTTTTGCGGAGTCGATGCCGAGCGCAAGCGGACGTTTACGATGATGATCCGCGAAGGAGTTGCAACGCATGCATTTAACGGTGAGCTGTGCGTGCAGCCTACTTGGGATAGTGATTCAACGCGTCTTTTCCGCACGCAGTTTAAAATGGTCAGTCCGAAACGTATCAGTAATCCCAATAATACTGGTGATTCCAGGAACTGTCGGGCAGGTGTAAAAATTAATGATAGCGGCGCAGCGCTGGGATATTACGTCAGTGATGACGGTTATCCCGGCTGGATGGCGCAAAACTGGACCTATATCCCGCGCGAATTGCCGGGAGGAAGGCCTTCATTTATCCATGTGTTCGAACCCCTGGAAGATGGGCAAACTCGCGGGGCTAATGCGTTTTACAGCGTGATGGAGCAGATGAAAATGCTCGACACCCTACAAAATACGCAGCTCCAGAGCGCGATAGTAAAGGCGATGTATGCAGCCACCATCGAAAGTGAGTTGGATACCGATACGGCAATGGACTTTATCCTCGGCGCCGATAGTAAGCAGCAAAATAAGCTGACTGGCTGGCTTGGCGAAGTGGCATCTTATTACTCTGCTGCGCCGGTTCGCCTCGGTGGATCGAGAGTTCCTCATCTCTTGCCGGGCGATTCCCTGAACCTTCAGTCAGCACAGGATACTGATAACGGTTATTCAACGTTCGAACAATCCCTGCTGCGTTATATTGCAGCAGGGCTGGGTGTGTCGTATGAGCAACTTTCACGAAACTACTCCCAGATGAGCTACTCGACCGCACGCGCCAGCGCGAACGAGTCCTGGGCCTTCTTTATGGGGCGTCGTAAGTTCGTAGCAGCTCGTATGGCCTGTCAGATGTTCGTGTGCTGGCTGGAAGAGGCAATTGCCCGCAGGGTTGTCACGCTCCCTTCTAATGCGAGATTTAGCTTCCAGGAAGCGAGAACAGCCTGGGGTAACGCCAACTGGATTGGTTCGGGGCGCATGGCTATTGATGGGCTGAAGGAGGTGCAGGAGGCCGTCATGCTGATTGAAGCTGGTCTCAGCACTTATGAGAAGGAGTGTGCCAAACGCGGAGACGACTATCAGGAAATATTCTCTCAGCAGGTACGTGAGACTATGGAGCGCCGTCAAGCGGGGCTCAAACCTCCTGCATGGGCGGCAGCTGCATTTGATGCAGGGCTGAAAAAAACAAATGAGGAGGATAAAGATGACGCCCGAGCTGCGTAATCTTCCACATATCGCCAGCATGGCCTTTAATGAGCCGTTGCTACTTGAACCCGCCTACGCGCGGGTTTTCTTTTGCGCGCTGGCAGGGCAGTTGGGAATTACCCGTCTGACCGATTCCGTTTCTGGTGTCACGCTGGGTGCTGAACAGATAGCAGAGCCCCTGGCGCTGTTTGGGGATGATGATGATATGGGACCCCGGCCATCACGTAGCTATCAGGTGGCAAATGGAATCGCGGTGTTGCCGGTTTCTGGCACGCTGGTCAGTAAAACCAGGTCTCTTCAGCCCTATTCTGGCATGACGGGCTACAACGGAATTATTGCTCGCCTGCAACAGGCTATCAGTGACCCCGGCGTTGACGGCATTCTGCTGGATATGGACACGCCTGGCGGAATGGTGTCGGGGGCTTTCGACTGTGCTGATATCATTGCCCGGATGCGTGATATTAAACCCATCTGGGCTCTGGCGAATGATATGAACTGTAGTGCTGGCCAGCTCATTGCCAGTGCTGCATCGCGCAGGATGGTCACACAGACAGCCAGAACGGGCTCCATCGGCGTAATGATGGCTCATAGCAACTATGGCGCAGCGCTCAAAACTAACGGCGTTGAGGTCACGTTGATTTACAGCGGTGATCACAAGGTCGACGGCAACCCTTACGGAAAATTACCTGAAGACGTTCGCGCTGATTTTCAGACGCGTATCGATGCCACTCGTCAGATGTTTGCCGAAAAAGTTTCCGCTTATACCGGTATGTCCGTGCAGGCCGTACTGGACACTGAAGCGGCAGTATTCTCCGGCCAGGAATCCGTAGATAACGGACTGGCCGATGAGCTTGTTAACAATACAGATGCGCTCGGCGTGATGCGTGAAGCACTCGACAGACGCAAAAAAATAACCACTGGAGGAACTATGCCATCACCTTCTACATCCGCAGCCACCAATAAGACAGCTGAACAGGCAACAACTCAGACTACTGCACCGGCTGAACAGGTCACCACCATTGACACGACAACCGCTGCCGCAGCTACCCATGAAGATGTCAGTGCTCAGATTTCGGCAGCCGTGTCCGCAGAGAACGGTCGCATCATGGGAATCCTTAATTGCGAAGAGGCGAAAGGGCGAGAGTCGCAGGCTCGAGCACTGGCCGAAACGCCGGGTATGACGGTTGAAAGTGCGCAGCGCATTCTGGCCGCCGCACCACAAAGCGCCCAGGCGCGCACCGACACCGCACTGGATCGTCTCATGGAAAAAGCACCAGGCGCACTCTCAGCAGGCAGCGCATCTTCTGATGCTGCGGACGATTTGTTAAACACCCCCGTTTAAGAGGCTATTATGGCAACTACCGAAGTTTTCACTCATTACCAGCCGCTCGGTAACAGTGACCCGGCGCATACCGCGTATGGTCCTGGTAAATTGACGGCATCCACGCCAGCAATGACACCCCTCATGCTGGATGCTACTTCTGGCAAGCTGACCGTCTGGGACGGCGCTCACGCTGGCGCGGCAACGGGCATTCTGGCTGTAACAGCAGATCAGAACAGCACAGAGCTGACATATCACAAGTCCGGTTCTTTCCGTCTTGAAGATGTCCTCTGGCCATCCGCTGTCACCGACGAAAATATTAAGCGTAACGCGTTCGCCGGAACCGCCATCAGCATCATTTAATCCACGTTTTTACAATCATCATCATTCATAAAAGCCGCTTACGCGGCTTTTTTTACGGGAAAAATCTATGTTCGTTTACACTACTGCCCAGCTGCTGGCAGTCAACGAGAAGAAATTCAAATTTGATCCGCTCTTCCTGCGCATCTTTTTCCGCGAAACTTATCCCTTCAGTACAGAGAAGGTCTACCTGTCGCAAATTCCTGGGCTGGTCAATATGGCGCTGTACGTCTCGCCGATTGTCTCCGGCAAAGTGATCCGCTCCCGTGGTGGCAGCACATCTGAATTTACGCCGGGTTATGTGAAGCCAAAACACGAAGTTAACCCACTGATGACTCTTCGCCGCCTGCCGGATGAAGACCCGCAAAATCTCGCTGACCCCGTCTATCGCCGTCGCCGCATCATTCTCCAGAACATGAAGGATGAAGAGCTCGCGATTGCCCAGGTCGAAGAGAAACAGGCAGTAGCGGCGGTGCTCAGCGGAAAATACACCATGACCGGGGAAGCGTTTGATCCTGTTGAAGTGGATATGGGACGCAGCGCTGGTAACAACATTGTCCAGGCCGGTGCGGCTGCGTGGTCCTCCCGCGACAAAGAAACGTATGACCCGACCGATGACATTGAAACCTACGCGCTCAACGCCAGCGGTGTGGTCAACATCATTGTGTTCGATCCGAAGGGCTGGGCGCTGTTCCGTTCCTTCAAGGCAGTGAAGGAGAAGCTGGATACGCGTCGTGGCTCTAATTCTGAGCTGGAAACCGCCGTGAAAGACCTTGGTACGGCTGTTTCATACAAGGGTATGTATGGCGATGTGGCCATCGTGGTGTACTCCGGCCAGTACGTCGAAAACGATGTCAAAAAGAACTATATGCCGGACCTGACGATGGTGCTGGGGAATACCCAAGCCCGCGGCCTGCGTACCTATGGTTGCATTCTTGATGCTGATGCCCAGCGCGAAGGTATCAATGCCTCGGCACGCTACCCGAAAAACTGGGTGCAGTCGGGCGATCCGGCGCGTGAATTCACCATGATTCAGTCAGCCCCGCTGATGCTGCTGCCGGACCCTGACGCATTCGTGTCCGTCAAGCTGGCATAAATTCCCCCAGTGGCCCTGTCGGGCCACCTTTCTGGAGTATTTCCCATGACAGAGAAAGAAAAGCTGATCGCTCGGCTGAGTGAACTTGGTACTCAGCTTAACCGTGACGTAAGCACCAGCGGCACGATTCAGGAACTTACGATGCGTATTGCTGAACTCGAAGAGGAGCTGGATGGCGACACTGATTCGGTTGACGGTGAAAACGGAGAACAAAATTCTTCCGACAGCGCCGACAGCGCCGACAGCGCCGACAGTGATTTTGCTGATACGGAGAAAACAAAATCGGTAGTGACCACAACCGATGACCGGGTATCAGTTGAAACGTTGGCCACACTGCATGTTGACGCGCTGCATGCCACGCGGAACGAAACGATATCCATCGTTGAGCCCGGTGTGATTATCCGCGTATCTGAACAGGATGCCGACGAGCTGATCGAGAAGGGGCTGGCTCGCGAAGTCTGAAGGGGGGCGAATGTCTGATTTCGATAACCTCTTTGATGAGGCCATGTCGCGTGCGGACGGCGCTATTCTCGGGGTGATGGGTACAGAGGCAAAGGTTATATCAGGTGCTTTATCAGGAACTACCCTGGTCGGCGTTTTCGATGATCCAGAAAACATTGGTTATGCCGGTGCGGGAGTTCGTGTCGAAGGTACCAGCCCGACGCTGTTTGTGAATACGGCTGCGGTTAGCCAGTTGAAGCGTATGGACGCCCTGACAATAAACGGACGGTCATTCTGGGTTGATCGTATTGGTCCAGATGATTGCGGCTCCTGTCACATCTGGCTGGGTAATGGTTCACCGCCTGCTTCCTCGCGTCGGCGCTAAGGAGTGTTCATGTCAATAAAAGGGCTTGAGCAGGCCATAGAAAATCTTAACAGCATCAGCCAAACGGCTGTCCCGCGTGCGTCGGCGCAGGCCGTTAACCGCGTAGCAAGCCGGGCCGTCAGTCGCAGCGTGGCAGTCGTATCAAAAGACACCCGTGTACCGAGAAAACTGGTGAAGCAGCGCGCCAGGGTGAAGCGCGCGACGGTTAATAAACCACGCGCGCTTATCCGTGTAAACCGAGGCAATTTACCAGCCATAAAACTCGGTACCGCAAGTGTGCGCCTTTCACGCAGGAAACGGGACAAGAAAGGGGCAAACAGCGTTCTGCGTATCGGGCCTTTTCGTTTCCCTGGCGGTTTTATCCAGCAACTTAAAAACGGTCGCTGGCATGTCATGAGACGAACGTCAAAACCCCGTTATCCCATTGAAGTGGTCAGTATCCCGCTGGCAGCTCCGTTAACCACAGCGTTTAAAGAAGAACTGCCGAAGCTCATGGAATCAGATATGCCCAAAGAGCTCCGAGCCTCTCTCACCAACCAACTCAGGTTAATTCTGACACGATGAAACACAGCGATATCCGCAAGGTAATAATTGACGCGCTTGAAGGCGCGATTGGTACTGGCGCTATTTATTTTGATGGTAGACCAGCAGTGCTTGAAGAGGGGGATTTTCCGGCTATAGCCGTTTACCTGACAGACGCGGAATACACAGCGGAAGAGCTGGATGCCGATTGCTGGCAGGCCATTCTGCATATCGAAGTCTTTCTTGAGGCACAGGTGCCTGACTCTGAGCTGGATGACTGGATGGAGACGCGAGTGTATCCGGTACTCGCAGAGGTTCCGGGGCTTGAATCCCTTATTACCACAATGGTTCAGCAGGGTTATGACTATCAACGTGATGATGATATGGCGCTGTGGAGTTCTGCCGACCTGAAATATTCCATTACTTACGAAATGTGAGGACCCTATGGCCACACCAAATCCGCTGGCACCAACAAAAGGTGCTGGCACTACACTCTGGGTTTATACCGGCACCGGAGACCCCTACGCCAATCCGCTTTCAGACGTTGGCTGGTTGCGGCTGGCAAAAATTAAAGACCTTCAGCCCGGTGAACTGACCGCAGAGTCAGAAGATGACACTTACATCGATGATGAGAATGCCGACTGGACATCAACGATGCAGGGGCAGAAATCAGCAGGTGAGACTAACCTGACGCTCGCGTGGATGCCGGGAGATTCTGGCCAGCAGGACCTGGTGAACTGGTTCGATGAGGGCACCGTGAGGGGATATAAAATTAAATACCCCAATGGTGTTGTTGACGTCTTTAAGGGCTGGGTGAGCAGCCTCGGTAAAACCATTACTTCCAAAGAGGTCATGACCCGCACGGCCAAAATCACCAACAACGGCAAACCATCACTGGCAGAGGACAGTGGTACCGCGCCGATTGCTGTCACGGGGATCAGCCTGGATAAATCCACGGCGGCTGTAGCGGTCGCGGCCACGACGCAACTGGTGGTGTCGGTTCTGCCAGCAAGTGCGTCAGATAAATCCTTCCGCGTAGCCAGCTCAGATCATTCAAAAGCAACAGTCACCGTCAGCGGCAATACCCTGACCGTCACCGGTGTGGCGGCAGGCACCGTTGACATCATCGTCATGAGCAATGACGGTAACTTTGCGGCGATCTGCAAAGTCACTGTTTCCTGATAACCGGGGCGTGAGCCCCGTTTCCCCGGAGTTATTATGTTTCTAAAGAGCGAACTGCTGGAAAGTAACGGCAGCAGTGTCACATTGTTCCAGCTGTCGGCGTTGCAACGTATTGAACACCTCGAATACCTGAAGCAACTGGAAGCGGTTGAAGAGGGCGATTTTCAGGCGGCCATTACCCTCACTGTGAAGAGTGGAGCGTACCTCGTCGCAATGTCACTCTGGCACGGTCACCCACTGAAAGGTTCACTGGGAGAAAACGCGGCGGCGGAAGTGGCCAAAATTCAGGATGAAGTCATGCAGTCATGGCCGACTGAACTCATCGCCGAAGCCGAATATAAAGTGAAAATCCTGTCCGGCATGATTGCGCCTGTAACTGATGAGCAGGAAGAGCCGGAAGAAGAGCGTAAAGAGCACGCAGAACCTGTTACTGCGGAAAAGCCCTCGCCAGTGAGCTGATATTTGCCATGAAACTGGCGCGTGAGTTCGGTCGCCCGGACTGGCGTGCCATGCTTGCTGGCATGTCCTCAACGGAGTACGGCGACTGGAAAATCTTCTACCAGGACAATTATTTTCATGATGCGCAACTGGATGCTCATTTCTCCGGTTTGCTCTATACCATCTCAACCCTGTTTTTTGCCGATCCGGAATTATCCCCGGACAGTTTCAGTATCCTTTCCCCTGCATTGGAAGCCATCGACATCGATGATCCGGATGACGATACGCTGATGGCGAAGGCTGAAGGTATTTCAGGAGGCGTGCGCTATGGCCCAGACGTCAGTCGGTGATCTGGTCGTTAACCTTGACGTTAACTCGACGAAGTTCAGCGAACAGCTCAACTACGTCAAAAAAGAATTAAAACAGACAGGAAACACGGCGAACGACGAAGCGTTACGTATCCAGCAGTCCTTCAGCCGTCAGGAGATCGCCGCACGTAAGGCGGGTATTTCAGTCGGCCAGTATACCGCAGCGATGCGTATGCTTCCGGCGCAGTTTACCGATGTGGCCACGCAGCTGGCAGGTGGGCAGAATCCCTGGCTGATTCTGCTTCAGCAGGGTGGTCAGGTTAAGGACTCCTTTGGCGGGATCATACCGACATTCCGTGCGCTACTGGGGACTATTTCCCCGGTGATGGTGGGTATCGGTGCTTTGTCTGTTGCAACAGGGGCTCTGTTCTATACCTGGTACCAGGGTTCTTCCACACTGTCTGATTTCAACAAAACGCTGGTACTGTCGGGGAACACAGCCGGACTGACTGCCGACCGCATGCTCGTGCTGTCGCGAAACGGTCAGGCTGCGGGGCTGACGTTCAACCAGACAAGTGAAGCTCTGACGGAGCTTATTAATGCTGGCGTACGTACCGGCTCGCGCTTTGATGAAATGAGCCAGGCTGTGGCGCGTTTTACTGATGCTTCCGGCGTGCCGGTGGATAAGGTTGCTGCCGCCTACGGTAAGCTCGTAACAGACCCTACATCGGGCCTGATCGCGATGGCCCAGCAGTTTCACAACGTTACCGCAGAACAGATTGCGCATGTGGCGCAGTTACAGCGTGCCGGTGATGAGGCTGGCGCACTGCAAGCGGCTAACGAGGCCGCGACTGCCGGATTCAACGATCAGACCAAAGCCATCCGTGACAATATGGGATTGATTGAATCTTCAGCGGACTCCCTGAAGCGCGCCTTCAAGTCGATGTGGGATGCAGCACTTGATATAGGCCGTCCTGACACTGCGCAGGAGATGGTGGCAAAAGCTGAAGCAGCTTTCAAAAAGGCCGATGAAATCTGGAACCTTCGGAAGGGTGACCGTTATGTGAACGACGAGGCACGTGCCAGGTTCTGGAATGATCGCGAAACGGCAAGACTGGCGCTGGATATGGCGCAGCAGCAGGCGGGTATTGCTAAAGCGAACGAGGAGAATGCCTCTCGTGAAGCAGCTGCGGAATCAGACCGTCAGAAATATGCCGCGCAGGCGCAGGCAAACTACGCCAAAACTCAGACAGCCCTGGAAAAATACACGGCGCGTCAGAATGAGCTTAACAAGGCGCTGAAAGAGGGCAGGATTCTTCAGGCTGACTACAACATCAACATGGCTGTAGCGAAAAAAGAGTATGAAGATACCCTTAAAAAGCCGAAGAAAACCCCTGCTGTCAGAACCCCTTCCGGTACCCGCGCGACCGACAACGCCAGTGCTCAGACTATGGCGCTGGAAGCACAACTGCGCACCCTTCAGGAGCACAAGGGTATAAATGACACCATCAGTCAGCAGCGCCAGGAGCTCTGGCGTCAGCAGTCGCGTTTTGCCGTTCTGGAAGAGGCTGCCAAAACAAGGACTCTTTCAGCAGAAGAGAAATCCCTGCTGGCCAGCAAGAGTGAAGTGCTTTCCCGGGCAGAACTGAATGCGGAGCTCGGTGATCAGATTGTGGCGCAGGAGCGGCTTAACCGGCTACAGGACACATCACAGAAGTACGTGACCCAAATCGGGGAGAAAACTCGCGCCCTGGCGGAAAGTGCTGGCATGAGTAGTCGTGCAGCACAGCGACGCAATGAAGAGGCCCAGCTTCTTCAGGGATGGAAAAATGGTGGTGGTTCTGAAAAAGATGCCGGTTATCAGAAAGAGCTACAGGCACTGCATGCGTATTACGCAGAGCAGGATAAGCAGCGAGACGACTGGCAGTCCGGGGCAAAATCCGCATGGGCAGATTATGTTGATTCTGCTTCTGATGCTTATGGCCAGATGAAGTCGTTTGCCAGCAGTACGTTTGATGGCATCGGGCAGAATATGGCTGACATGCTGACACGGGGTAAGGCTGACTGGGCTGACTTTACCCGCTCCACACTCTCTATGCTGACGCAGATTCTGATGAAGCAGGCGATGGTCGGCCTGGTGGATTCAGCCACGACGGCACTGGGATTTGCAGGTGGAGGTTATACCGGTTCAGGCGGGAAATATGAGCCAGCTGGCGTTGTTCACCGTGGGGAATTTGTTTTCACCAAAGAGGCAACCAGCCGGATCGGTGTCGGCAATCTCTACAAAATGATGAAGGGTTATGCCAGTGGCGGCTATGTGGGTGGAGGTTCATCTGCTGGCGTCGGTGCGCCGTTCGGTGTCAGTGTTTATGCTCCGGTGACGGTCGAGAATGCCTCCGGTGACGCACAGCAGCAAAACGACGGTAACAGACTGGGTAAGGCATACCAGCAGGTGATTAACAAATCTGTTAACGAGGGTATTGCTAAGGCTATCCAGCCCGGTGGGCTTATCTGGAATGCGAACAATCACAGGTAAACGTTATGACGATAGAGACATTTTCCTGGAGCGTTAAGGTCTCCAGCCAGCCCACCGAGGGAAGTAAAGACACGATCAGAAAGGTCCAGTTCGGGGACGGGTACGCCCAGGTGAGCGGATCAGGACTGAATGATGAGATTCGCACCTATGAGTATTCCTTTTCGGGAGATCCAAATACCGCGAATGAAATTCATGCCTTTCTTCGTCGACACAAGGTGAAGTCGTTTATTTTCACTCCGCCTTTCGGCGATATGGCGCTGTGGAGAGTTGAAGCCAATAGCCTCAAAAAGGTGGTTAAAAACGTAAAAGTGATAACCGTAACCGCAACGTTTGAACAGGCATTCGCACCATGAGTCTTAATGCTGATTATCAGAAACTTGAGCCGGGCAATGAAGTCCGGCTTTTTTCTGTCGATGGAACGGCGTTTGGCATGCCAGATGTGCTCCGTTTCCACGCCCATACTCTCGCGCACACCCCGGAAGAAATTGAAGCCGCTGGCGGGGATGAGAATAAACTTCCGGCTAAGTCCATCTGGTGGCAAGGGGAGGAGTATAAAGCCTGGCCGTGTCAGGTTGAGGGTATTGAGGCGACCACGGACGGTACCAGCCCTCAGCCGAAACTGACGGTGGCGAATCTGGACAGCTCCATCTCAGCGCTCTGTCTGGCGTATGACGATTTGCTACAGGCGAAAGTCAGTATCCATGACACTATGGCGCAGTATCTGGATGCCCGAAACTTTCCGCAGGGCAATCCCACAGCTGACCCCTCACAGGAAAAGCTGAAGGTCTTTTATATCGATGCCAGAAGCACCGAGACGGATGAGGAAGTGGAATTTATCCTTTCCAGCCCGATGGCCTTGCAGGGCCAGATGATACCGACACGGCAGCTTCATTCTTTATGCACCTGGTGCATCCGGAACAAGTACCGAACCGGCGATGGCTGTGATTATGCCGGAACGCGCTATTTCGATAAGCACAATAATCCGGTTGACGATCCTTCGCTGGACGAATGCAACGGCACGCTGACGGCCTGCGAGCTCCGGCACGGAGACGGCAACGAACTGCCGTTCGGTGGCTTCCCCGGTACGTCCCTTATCAGGAGCTGATATGCGTCAGAAAACTATAGACGCCATCATGGCGCACGCCGCAGCGGAATATCCGCGCGAGTGCTGCGGTGTGGTGGCGCAGAAAAGCAGGGTAGAGCGCTATTTCCCCTGCCGAAACCTCTCAGCAGATCCGACTGAGCACTTTCACCTTTCACCTGAAGATTACGCCGCCGCAGAAGACTGGGGAACGGTGGTGGCCATTGTGCACAGCCATCCTGATGCGACAACGCAGGCCAGTGAGCTGGATAAGGCGCAGTGTGATGCAACGCTTCTGCCCTGGCATATCGTGAGCTGGCCAGAGGGGGATTTACGCACTATTCAGCCGCGCGGGGAGTTGCCGTTGCTGGAGCGACCGTTTGTGCTGGGGCATTTCGATTGCTGGGGCCTGGTAATGAGCTATTTCCGGCAGACCCACGGTATCGAGCTCCACGATTATCGCGTCGACTATCCCTGGTGGGAGAACGGCTACCCTGAAAACTTCTACCAGGATTGCTGGTACGAATGCGGATTCAGGGAGTTTGACGGCCCACCTCAGGAAGGTGATCTGGTCATCATGCAGGTACAGGCCGACAAGTGGAACCATGCGGGGATTTTACTGGAGGGTAATATGCTTCTGCACCATCTGTACGGTCATCTGAGCCAGCGTGTGCCGTATGGCGGATACTGGCAGGAGCGCACAATGAAAATAGTCCGTTATAAAGATGTTGGAGGCGGTGAAAGATGCAGGAAGTAATGAGCCGTATCGAGCTTGGTGCAGAGCTGGGAAAAACGTTTGGTAAAGTACACTACCGCCTGATTTCTCGTGTAAGTGAGGCGGGAGTTGCACTGGCAAAGACCATACCGGGGTTTGAGCAGTTTATGATTTCCAGCCAGCGCCGTGGGCTCACTTATTCAGTGTTTAAAGGTAAAAAAAATATCGGTGTGGATGACCTTGGCTTTCCGGTTACCGGCGATGTTATCCGCATTGTTCCGGTGATTATCGGGAGTAAAAAAGCCGGTGTATTACAGACCATTTTAGGTGCGGTTCTGGTTGCTGTAGGGGCAGTGCTTAATTTCACACCCTTGGCCGCCGCATCTCCATTCTTCTACAAATTTGGTGCTGCGGTCATGCTGGGCGGCGTTGTCCAGATGCTTTCCCCTCAACCAGGAGGACTGGCCAGCAAACAAAGCTCAGATAACCGGGCATCGTACGCGTTCGGTGGAGTCACAAACACCGCAGCGCAGGGCTACCCGGTACCGCTTCTTTACGGTCGCCGACGAATTGGCGGCGCGATTATTTCTGCCGGAATTTACGTCGAAGATCAGCAGTAAATGAAACTTCTTTCAGGCCACCTCAGGGTGGCTTTTTTTATGGGCGCGATATGGCTACCTCAACTCCGATTAGAGGCCGCAAGGGCGGCAGTTCCAGTTCCCGGACCCCTACCGAACAGCCTGACGATCTCCAGTCCGTAGCAAAGGCCAAAATTCTTGTTGCGCTGGGCGAGGGCGAGTTTGCCGGGCAGCTAACAGCTAAAGATATCTACCTTGATGGCACGCCACTTGAGAACGCAGACGGCTCGCAAAACTTCAGCGGCGTGGCCTGGGAGTTTCGTCCGGGGACTCAGGCGCAAAAATACATTCAGGGTATCCCCGGTACCGAAAATGAAATCAGCATGGGTACCGAAGTTTCAAGTACTACCGCCTGGACACACACTTTTACCAACACTTTACTCTCAGCCGTTCGCCTGCGGCTCAAATGGCCGTCGCTTTTTAAACAGGAAGACGACAGTGATCTGGTTGGCAATTCAATCAATTACGCCGTTGATTTGCAGACGGATGGCGGTACCTGGCAGACGGTGCTAAATACCAGCGTAACCGGCAAGACTACCTCCGGCTATGAACGAAGCCATCGTATCGACTTACCGCAGGCCGGAAGCACCTGGACAGTGCGCCTGCGAAAGCTCACGCCAGATGCCAATAGTGCGAAAATTGGCGATACGATGACGCTGGAGAGCTATACAGAGGTTATTGACGCCAAATTGCGTTATCCAAATACAGCACTGCTGTATATCGAATTTGACTCCAGCCAGTTTAATGGTTCTATCCCGCAAATAGCCTGCGAACCGCGAGGGCGTGTTATCCGTGTACCGGATACGTATGACCCGGAAACCCGCACTTATAGCGGAACCTGGCAGGGAGCGTTTAAATGGGCGTGGACGGACAATCCGGCCTGGATTTTTTACGATCTGGTGGTCAGTGACCGCTTTGGGCTTGGCAACCGGCTGACTGCGGCAAATATTGATAAATGGACCCTTTACCAGGTTGCCCAGTATTGTGATCAGCCAGTACCGGACGGTAAAGGCGGTTCCGGAACCGAACCCCGCTATACGTGTAACGTTTATGTGCAGGAGAGAAATGACGCTTATACCGTTTTACGTGATTTTGCGGCCATATTCCGTGGCATGACGTACTGGGGTGGCGATCAAATCGTTGCCCTGGCCGATATGCCCCGTGATGTGGACTACAGCTACACGCGCGCAAACGTTGTTGACGGGCGCTTTACCTATTCTGGTAGCACAACGAATAACCGCTATACCACAGCACTGGTTTCCTGGTCCGATCCGGGAAATGCCTACGCAGACGCGATGGAGCCTGTATTTGAACAGGAGCTCGTGGCTCGCTTTGGAACAAACCAGCTCGAAATGACAGCCATCGGCTGCACCCGCCAGTCAGAGGCAAACCGCAAGGGGCGCTGGGGTATTCTGACCAATAACAAGGATCGTATCGTATCGTTCAGCGCTGGTATGGATGGCAGGATTCCACAGCCTGGCCATATCATAGCGGTTGCCGATGAGCTGTTATCCGGAAAGGTTATGGGCGGCCGCATCAGCGCCGTTAACGGTCGCGTTATCACTCTCGATCGTGATTCGGCAGCTGCTCCCGGTAGTCGCCTTATGGTTAACCTGCCGTCAGGCGCATCGCAGAGTAGAACGATACAGAGCGTTAACGGTCGGGCAGTCACCGTAACCACGGCATACAGCGAAACCCCGGCAGTGGAATCGGTGTGGATTGTCGAATCCGATGAGCTGTATGCGCAGCAATATCGTGTTATCAGCGTCACGGATAATAATGACGGAACGTTTTCGATTTCTGGCGCTATGCACGATCCGGATAAGTATGCACGTATTGATACCGGAGCCATTATCGACCAGCGGCCAATAAGTGTTATCCCCCCAGGGAACCAGTCCCCTCCAGCTAACATCGTGATCAGCTCATTCTCTGTGGTTCAGCAGAATGTGAGCGTTCAGACCATGCGCGTCAGCTGGGACCAGGCCAAGAATGCCATCGCCTATGAAGCACAGTGGCGCCGGAACGACGGGAACTGGGTTAATGTGCCGCGCAGCTCCACCACATCATTCGACGTTCCGGGGATTTACGCGGGACGTTACCTGGTGCGCGTGCGAGCCATCAATGCTGCTGAAATATCATCCGGGTGGGGATATTCGGAGGAAAAAACGCTTACGGGCAAAGATGGAAATCCACCTAAGCCGGTGGGCTTCACTGCTTCTGAAAACGTGGTATTCGGTATCGAACTGAACTGGGGATTCCCGGCGAACACCGACGACACGCTGAAGACGGAAATTCAGTACAGTCTGACCGGTACCGAAGCCGATGCGATATTGTTGGCTGATGTGCCTTACCCACAACGCAAGTATCAGCAGATGGGCCTTAAGGCAGGGCAAATTTTCTGGTACCGCGCGCAGCTGGTGGACCGCAGCGGCAACGAATCAGGGTACACAGAATGGGTGCGCGGGCAGGCAAGTATAGATGTTTCTGATGTCTCCAGTGTGATTTTGGAGGACATGAAGGAATCTCAGACGTTCAAAGACCTGATCGAGAGCGCAGTGGACAGCAATGCAAAAATTGCTGGCATGGCTGACGACATCAAACAGGCCAACGACGAACTGGCGCAACAGGCGCAGGAAATCGCCAAAAACGCCCAGGATATCGGGAAGGTTCAGACCAGCGTTACAAACCTGTCGAGCACGGTCGGAGATGTGTCTTCTTCTCTGAGCGAGCTTGAGCAGACAGTGGCGACGGCCGATACCGCGCTGGGCCAGCGCATCGATAACATCAGCGTGTCTGTGGACGGCATGGCGGGGGGAGTGAAGAACTCCGCCATCGCGATTATTCAGGGCAACCTGGCGCAGGTGGCCGCGCGCAAAACGCTGTCGGCATCGGTCGCCGGTAACAGCGCGCAGCTGGATCGCATTGATGAGGTGATCGTCAACGAGAAGGAGGCAACGGCGCGTTCGCTGCTGAGTGTGCAGGCGGAAGTCAACGGGAACAAGGCATCCATCAACAGCCTGAACCAGACGTTCTCCGATTACCAGCAGGCCACGGCCACGCAGATAAACGGAATCACGGCGACCATAAACGGACATACGTCAGCCATTACCACTAACGCTCAGGCCATCGCGAACGTTAACGGGGACCTGAAGGCGATGTACAGCATCAAGGTCGGGTTATCCAGCAACGGTCAGTATTACGCCGCAGGGATGGGGATAGGCGTGGAGAATACGCCGTACGGCATGCAGTCGCAGGTTATCTTCCTGGCTGACCGCTTCGCAGTTACCACAGCTGCCGGTAACAGCGTAGCTTTGCCGTTCGTGATCCAGAACGGGCAGACATTCATCCGGGCCAGCTTCATTCAGGACGGCACCATCGAGAACGCCAAGATTGGCAACTACATCCAGTCCAATGATTATGTGGCTGGTTCTGCTGGGTGGAAGCTTGATAAAGGGGGAACGTTCGAAATCAACGGCGTGGCCGGGGGCGGGAGAATGCTGATATCCAGCACTCTCATTCGTATCTACGACAGCAATAACGTGCTACGTGTCAGAATGGGGTTATGGTAATGCCACAGGGCTTGCAATGTTGGGACGGTGATGGTCGCATTGCCGTTGATTTAAGTGATTATGCAATCCGTTATATTGGAAGCACCTCTGTAACATTCTCTGCCGGGGAAACGTCTAAAAATGTTTCCTTTGCAGGGGTTACACAGGATGGAACATTCATATCGAACATATCGACTGGTGCGCTTGCGAATGAATACTACTGCCGCGCTTATAATGGAGGCTTCACAGTGCTTTATTTACCAGGTGGAGGTAGCCCAGCAAATACTCTGAATGTGGAGGTTTATAATTTCCAATGAGCGGTTTTGAAATCTATAACAGTGCCGGAAAGCTCCTCGTGGACTCGCAAAACAGGTCCACGATATTTCGCGATCAACGTACACTTGGTGCAGTGGAGAATAAGGGTTATTACCTCATAGATAGTCCATTTGGCAATGGCAGCACTTTAGGAGATCTTCCACAGGCATTTCGTAAGGACGGTACATTAAGATGGTTAAAGCTTAACGCAAATAAATATGGCTTACTCGGCGCCGATTTGATTGAAGAGAATGCCGGAAGCATGATCCGAACTGCACGTAATATAGGTATGGAGAGTGGCTATCTGGATGTGTTCGATAGTTCGGGAAACCTGATTTGGAGTGCAGCTTCAGCATCAAAAATGCCACGAGTCGTTGGGTTTTATGATGTACCGGCAAACTATGATTTACAGAACAATACCTTCTCAGTAAGTCTCAGCTACACCCCATGGATTTTGTTAAACAACTGTCCAGGAAATCTCAGCGATGACGGTACTGTAGTGGGTTATTCAGGATTGATGCTCAAATGGACTGGCTCACAGTTGCAGGGCAGATATATCGCGCAGAACCAGCGTAACTGGAGCCAGACATTACAGAGTCGGGGTTTAAGAATTCCCCTCGCTCAGTTTGTAGGTATTTGATTCAGGTGGTACGCGAGGATATTGCGTAGAAATCATACTTTGCCTTACACCTTTCTTTGAATTAAATCTGTAGACCACGTCGAGTTTATCCGTTTTTTTATAGCAAATATTACTAAGCCGCTTATGAACATGGCGGCTAAAAATTCCATTACTACTGTCGGAAAGAACAACCATTTCTCGCGTGGCACAGTCGATATTCACATGAATATCTCCACCCAGCGATAAACGTGCTGCTTCCACCGGATAATCCATTTTGAATTTGTAGTCTGTGTGTTTATCAGCGCATCCAGCCAGAAGCAAAAAAGCGACGGCAAATAAAAGTTTCATTTCAGCAATCCTGTTTATACGGGAATCCCCATTTTATTAGAGTCTAAAAAATAGTCAGATTGATATAAGCGATCAATTTTACAGGATTGATCACTTTAAACGATCGTTATTATCGTGAGGCACTTCATGCTTTATAACACTGGCACCATCGCAGTTAACGGAAACACCGCAACCGGCACCGGCACGAACTGGACGGCACCCGCCAGCCAGATCCGGGTTGGCCAGACGTTGTTTGTTCTTTCTAACCCGGTACAGATGTTTCAGATCACCGCCATCAACAGTGCGACGTCACTGACGGTTACGCCTGCCGCGTCTCCGGCGTTGAGCGGCCAGAAGTACGGCATTCTTGTTACTGATAGTCTCTCGGTCGACGGCCTGGCGCAGAGCATGTCTCAGCTCATCAACGAGTACGACGAGAACATCGGCGCGTGGGAGACATTTGCCACCACCTCAGCAAACCAGAACATCACCGTTACCATCAACGGCACCCCTGTAACGATCCCCGGCATCGGTAAACTGGCTCAGAAAGGGAGCAACGGTGCGCTTGCTGTCGCAGACGGCGGAACCGGCGCAACGAATGATGCAGACGCTCGCACAAACCTCGGTTTGGGAAGCTCTGCAACAAAAAACACAGGAACAACGAGCGACAATGTCATGCAGCCCGGCATGTTTGGGCTTGGTCGTCCGGATGGGGCATTAATATTCAACACAACGAGCCAGGATGATCTTCTTGTTGGATTGACAGGGTATGGGCTTACGGTTCTTCGAAATAATGCACAGATACCAGAGCCATGGAATATATGGAACTATTCACCGACAATATTTGCCCGTACAGGTGATACGTATAGCCTTTTTTCAATGCCTTTTCAGTCATCTGGCAAAGTTCGTATTTTTGGTGGTGCATCAGCAACTGGATGGAATCACAGCAGGATATTATACGATGATAAAAACACAGTCGTGGATAGCAATGGCTTTATAAAGCAGGCATCCCCGGTCGTCAAAATCTTCACTGATGGTAAGTATGAAACTAACGACGAATCAGAAGGCGTCACGGTGACTCGTCTGGATGTCGGGCAATATCTTATTGAAGGCTGTAAAGCACTCAATTCAGACGCTGCCTGGGGCGGTATCGACGGAGGATTTGAAATCCCCACAGACAGGAATAAGCAACCGCTCATATGGCTGGATTATGAGGTTAGCGCGGATGGTTCTGTGCTGGTGAAAACCTACCACCGAACTCACCCTGATGCGCCAGCATTTGCCAGGAATGAGCGTGATGGATTGGCAGATGGTGAGCCGGTTGACATCCCGGCTAATCAGTTCGTCAGCGTTCGTGTAGAAATGCCAGCTGACAGCATCTGGAATCAGAAACAAACGGAAGAGGCTTTAAAGCAGGAACAGGGCTCGTAAAAAACCGCCGCCCATTTTGTGTAAGAATGAGCGGCGGCTGATTGCTCAGTGTTCATGCCCGAGCAAACGCTGTGAATATTACCCGAACAATATCTACAGGCCAACCTGGCGAACGGTCGGGAACTCAGAAACCAGCCACATATCGGACTCTTCAAACATCTCCTCCAGCAAGCGGTTCAGTTTTTCCCGATCGCTTTTGCTGGCATCGCTGTTCAGGCCGTTCGCCTGCATCGGCTTCACCTTCACTTCGGCATCAGGGAAAATCTGGTGCACCCGCTTCGTCAGCTCGTCCAGAATGATTTCTCTGGCCCCTTCGAGCCCTTCAACATTTCGCTTGTCATAAACCAGCTCAACGAACATCACTCTCCATCCTTGCTGACTTGATCTGTTGATACAAAAATACTACTGTATATGCATACAGTCAATAAGCAAGTGTGGGTGCTGCTATGCCTCGTCAATATGATATTCACGCAGCTTTTTTAGCCTCTATAGAGCAAAATCCAAAGGGTTACCTTTGTCTCAAAACGAACAAATTCATCAATAATTTGCGCGAGAAGAACTGGCATTTCAGCCAGGCAGACGCTAACGCATGGATTGAGAGATACCAGCCAGATTTTGCTGACAAGACGACAGACGGCAGCGACAACCGTTATTGGATCCTGCGCAACATGGGGAGGGTGCACTGATGGGATTTGCATCACCAGCTGCTGATTACGTTGAGCGCCAGCTCACTCCCGAAATTCTGTGCAACATGGGTGCTGAAAGCAGGGTACTTGAGACTGATGTTGGCTTTGCAGTCATTGAACCAGCCACGAAAAAAACGCCAGGCGATGTGTTGTTAATTCTGTGCGACGGCCACACACAGTTTGCAAAACTCATGGGTGGAGCGCTAATTACTAACGATGGCGAAGCGATAGAAGGTTCCGCGTTGGAGGACGTAGAGGTACTGGGGCGGGTTACATTTTTCATCAACCGCGTGATAAGCGATGATTGTCCGTTCTGAAAAATCCATACCATCTGGATGGGAATGGTTTTAAATTTATCCCCCCCAACATATAGAAGGGGGGATAAATTTCATTATTTTTTATTTTTTATGAGGCTTTCTAATTTATCGAGATTCTGGTTAACCTTCTCGGCACCAAGTTCTGATTCAAGTAATGCTTCTATTTTTTTCATTAAATTAGAAGGTATCTTACGGTTATCTATTTTTAAAGTGACGAAATTACCCTTATATTTTGCGATAACGCCATCTCCATATGCTTTTTCGGATTTGGGTTCGCCTTTTTTTTCAACCAGAATCACGTCTTGTAGTATTTGTATAATTCTCGCGGGTTCAAAATCTTCACCCGCTTGCTTCATACGGAGCAGCTTTCGCGCAGCATCGAGCATGGCCTGCTCGTTTCCCTGATAAACTTTTGACAATGCATCCCCGGCGCGAGCTGATAGTTCTCCCGGATGTTTGAAGATAGCCAGGATCTCCTTCGGCAATCCGGCTGTATTCATGCAGCGGTTCACGATATTTCTGTCGATCCCCTCTGCTTCAGCCAGGGCTTTCACATTTCCATCAAAGTCTTTCAGGCGGCGTAAGTATCGTTTCCCCCGCTCGTAGGCACTGGTCGGTCGATAGTCGTTACCTACCTGCGACAACCACTGCATTTGTTCATCATCCAGCTCCCCCACGAGAACCCGATAATCGCTGCCCGTGATGATGGCTGTTTTGCGGCGGCGTGAGCCATCGGCAATCTCTATAATGCCTGACGTTCTTCTGGCGAACGCGGGGTTCTGCTGCCCGGAAGTGAGAAATGACGGGATAAGGTCGGCCAGCGCTGATTCGTTCAGCAACTCCTGATCTCGTTCATTGCCGAGCCAAACCATTGTGGCCATCTCAACCTTATCAGCAGGAATGGTTTCCAGTTTAAAGGCCACGTTACGTCCGCAAACAGGCAGCGTAATACTGTTCCCGGACAACGAACTCAATTTGCTCTGCAAGTCACCGACCATAGGCGAAACAGACTGTGTTTTTTGCGGCGCATGATGGGTGTTACTCATTAGCGTTTCGATGTTGGGTGCATTTTTTAACATAGAGCGCTGCTTCATAATTAGTCCTCCCACCGAGGTTTGATTAGGTCTTCGAAAATCTCTTTGCAGACTGGTTCCCAAATGGCCACCGCATTTCTCCAGGCATTGAGCGTCGATCTTTGGTTTGCGGCTTGCTCAAATACGGTGCGCATTTTTATCTGCCCTTTTCCAACCTCATCAGTTACCCGCACAACCTGCCGCAACACCATAGCGCCCCAAGTGTTCCGTATTTGCTCTTCCATCCATCGAGACTGATTGCCGGTTGTCAGACTGTATTTTGTCAGGAGCAAGCGAACCATAGGTTCAAATCCTCCCAAATCAACGGTTTCAAGCAGGTCGAGCAGCATTGTGAAAAACTGAAGAACTGATGCATAGTCGAACAGCTCTGCCGGGGTTGCTACAACGATGACGTCAGCAGCACAGACAACGTTAATAGTTCCCGTCCCTAAGTTTGGTGCGCTGTCTATGACGATAATGTCGTAGTTATCCCATACAGACTCGATAGCAGCACGAAGCATCAGGTGAGGGGGATGAGGCAACTTCCCCTCTGAATGGTGCTGCATCAAATCCGTTTCAATGCGATGAAGAGCAAGGCAGCTAGGTATTATGTCCAGGCCTGGCCAGCATGTCGGCTTAATTGCATATTCAGCGTTGTCACGTTCACCGAGGTAAAACGGAAGCAGAGTATCGTCTCTGTGAATGTGCAAATCAGGAACATAGCCGTGGTACATCGATGCCGTTCCTTGAGGATCATTCCCTTCAACAAGAAGAACGCGGTGTCCTTGTAAGGCTAACCATTGCGCCTGGTGTACTGCTGAAGAGGTTTTGTAAACCCCGCCTTTATGCGACATCACGGCGAGAACAACCGGGTTTTTATCGTCTGGTCGCTGGTTTGGATTGCCAAACACGCTTCGCATATTGCTAATTTGGTCAATAGTGTAGCCAGCTCGACGCTCTACTCGGCCCCTCATCTCAAAATCAGGAGCAGGCAGACGGCCAGCTTTTTCCGCATCCCTGATAGCCTGAGGTGTTACGCCAATCAGGTCAGCAACTTCTGTGATACCCCAGCGGCGAGTTATACGGCGAGCCTCTGGGCTATCATCGCCGAACTGAGCAATGGCTATAGCGCGGGTCATTTCCTGGCCGCGATTGATGCAGTCATGTAGCAAATTGATTAACGACATCCTGTTTCCTCTCTAACATGCCCTTTATCTTTGTGTTATTCATCATACTTTACGTATTTTAAGCAAAGCAACATAAAAAAAGCAAAGTTGAGAGTAAAACGCAAAGTTAGGGATTCAACTAATCATGTGATGCGACAAAGAAGCGGTTTAGTTGCATCTAAGCACATCGCTATTACTACGTTGGCATGTTGAAAATCTAACTATATGAATTTAAATGATAATTTATCACTTACAACCTTCACCCAAGTTAAGCGAACATGCCATATTTTTCACTGCTTATATACTTTTCCGTTTCCCCATCTACCCCCCTACTAAAACGAAACACAATTAAAGAACAATAGAAAAAAACTATCGCATCACTATCTAAGAACACTATATCAGAACATAAAACAAGAATGCAACAAGTACAGATCACGAATTCGGAACATAAGCATAATAACATGTCGCAATTACGGAACATATCAGCACACAATAGCCCATTATACGCGCGTATAATGGGCTATTGTGTGCTGATATGTTCCGTAATTGCGACATGTTATTATGCTTATGTTCCGAATTCGTGATCTGTACTTGTTGCATTCTTGTTTTATGTTCTGATATAGTGTTCTTAGATAGTGATGCGATAGTTTTTTTCTATTGTTCTTTAATTGTGTTTCGTTTTAGTAGGGGGGTAGATGGGGAAACGGAAAAGTATATAAGCAGTGAAAAATATGGCATGTTCGCTTAACTTGGGTGAAGGTTGTAAGTGATAAATTATCATTTAAATTCATATAGTTAGATTTTCAACATGCCAACGTAGTAATAGCGATGTGCTTAGATGCAACTAAACCGCTTCTTTGTCGCATCACATGATTAGTTGAATCCCTAACTTTGCGTTTTACTCTCAACTTTGCTTTTTTTATGTTGCTTTGCTTAAAATACGTAAAGTATGATGAATAACACAAAGATAAAGGGCATGTTAGAGAGGAAACAGGATGTCGTTAATCAATTTGCTACATGACTGCATCAATCGCGGCCAGGAAATGACCCGCGCTATAGCCATTGCTCAGTTCGGCGATGATAGCCCAGAGGCTCGCCGTATAACTCGCCGCTGGGGTATCACAGAAGTTGCTGACCTGATTGGCGTAACACCTCAGGCTATCAGGGATGCGGAAAAAGCTGGCCGTCTGCCTGCTCCTGATTTTGAGATGAGGGGCCGAGTAGAGCGTCGAGCTGGCTACACTATTGACCAAATTAGCAATATGCGAAGCGTGTTTGGCAATCCAAACCAGCGACCAGACGATAAAAACCCGGTTGTTCTCGCCGTGATGTCGCATAAAGGCGGGGTTTACAAAACCTCTTCAGCAGTACACCAGGCGCAATGGTTAGCCTTACAAGGACACCGCGTTCTTCTTGTTGAAGGGAATGATCCTCAAGGAACGGCATCGATGTACCACGGCTATGTTCCTGATTTGCACATTCACAGAGACGATACTCTGCTTCCGTTTTACCTCGGTGAACGTGACAACGCTGAATATGCAATTAAGCCGACATGCTGGCCAGGCCTGGACATAATACCTAGCTGCCTTGCTCTTCATCGCATTGAAACGGATTTGATGCAGCACCATTCAGAGGGGAAGTTGCCTCATCCCCCTCACCTGATGCTTCGTGCTGCTATCGAGTCTGTATGGGATAACTACGACATTATCGTCATAGACAGCGCACCAAACTTAGGGACGGGAACTATTAACGTTGTCTGTGCTGCTGACGTCATCGTTGTAGCAACCCCGGCAGAGCTGTTCGACTATGCATCAGTTCTTCAGTTTTTCACAATGCTGCTCGACCTGCTTGAAACCGTTGATTTGGGAGGATTTGAACCTATGGTTCGCTTGCTCCTGACAAAATACAGTCTGACAACCGGCAATCAGTCTCGATGGATGGAAGAGCAAATACGGAACACTTGGGGCGCTATGGTGTTGCGGCAGGTTGTGCGGGTAACTGATGAGGTTGGAAAAGGGCAGATAAAAATGCGCACCGTATTTGAGCAAGCCGCAAACCAAAGATCGACGCTCAATGCCTGGAGAAATGCGGTGGCCATTTGGGAACCAGTCTGCAAAGAGATTTTCGAAGACCTAATCAAACCTCGGTGGGAGGACTAATTATGAAGCAGCGCTCTATGTTAAAAAATGCACCCAACATCGAAACGCTAATGAGTAACACCCATCATGCGCCGCAAAAAACACAGTCTGTTTCGCCTATGGTCGGTGACTTGCAGAGCAAATTGAGTTCGTTGTCCGGGAACAGTATTACGCTGCCTGTTTGCGGACGTAACGTGGCCTTTAAACTGGAAACCATTCCTGCTGATAAGGTTGAGATGGCCACAATGGTTTGGCTCGGCAATGAACGAGATCAGGAGTTGCTGAACGAATCAGCGCTGGCCGACCTTATCCCGTCATTTCTCACTTCCGGGCAGCAGAACCCCGCGTTCGCCAGAAGAACGTCAGGCATTATAGAGATTGCCGATGGCTCACGCCGCCGCAAAACAGCCATCATCACGGGCAGCGATTATCGGGTTCTCGTGGGGGAGCTGGATGATGAACAAATGCAGTGGTTGTCGCAGGTAGGTAACGACTATCGACCGACCAGTGCCTACGAGCGGGGGAAACGATACTTACGCCGCCTGAAAGACTTTGATGGAAATGTGAAAGCCCTGGCTGAAGCAGAGGGGATCGACAGAAATATCGTGAACCGCTGCATGAATACAGCCGGATTGCCGAAGGAGATCCTGGCTATCTTCAAACATCCGGGAGAACTATCAGCTCGCGCCGGGGATGCATTGTCAAAAGTTTATCAGGGAAACGAGCAGGCCATGCTCGATGCTGCGCGAAAGCTGCTCCGTATGAAGCAAGCGGGTGAAGATTTTGAACCCGCGAGAATTATACAAATACTACAAGACGTGATTCTGGTTGAAAAAAAAGGCGAACCCAAATCCGAAAAAGCATATGGAGATGGCGTTATCGCAAAATATAAGGGTAATTTCGTCACTTTAAAAATAGATAACCGTAAGATACCTTCTAATTTAATGAAAAAAATAGAAGCATTACTTGAATCAGAACTTGGTGCCGAGAAGGTTAACCAGAATCTCGATAAATTAGAAAGCCTCATAAAAAATAAAAAATAATGAAATTTATCCCCCCTTCTATATGTTGGGGGGGATAAATTTAAAACCATTCCCATCCAGATGGTATGGATTTTTCAGAACGGACAATCATCGCTTATCACGCGGTTGATGAAAAATGTAACCCGCCCCAGTACCTCTACGTCCTCCAACGCGGAACCTTCTATCGCTTCGCCATCGTTAGTAATTAGCGCTCCACCCATGAGTTTTGCAAACTGTGTGTGGCCGTCGCACAGAATTAACAACACATCGCCTGGCGTTTTTTTCGTGGCTGGTTCAATGACTGCAAAGCCAACATCAGTCTCAAGTACCCTGCTTTCAGCACCCATGTTGCACAGAATTTCGGGAGTGAGCTGGCGCTCAACGTAATCAGCAGCTGGTGATGCAAATCCCATCAGTGCACCCTCCCCATGTTGCGCAGGATCCAATAACGGTTGTCGCTGCCGTCTGTCGTCTTGTCAGCAAAATCTGGCTGGTATCTCTCAATCCATGCGTTAGCGTCTGCCTGGCTGAAATGCCAGTTCTTCTCGCGCAAATTATTGATGAATTTGTTCGTTTTGAGACAAAGGTAACCCTTTGGATTTTGCTCTATAGAGGCTAAAAAAGCTGCGTGAATATCATATTGACGAGGCATAGCAGCACCCACACTTGCTTATTGACTGTATGCATATACAGTAGTATTTTTGTATCAACAGATCAAGTCAGCAAGGATGGAGAGTGATGTTCGTTGAGCTGGTTTATGACAAGCGAAATGTTGAAGGGCTCGAAGGGGCCAGAGAAATCATTCTGGACGAGCTGACGAAGCGGGTGCACCAGATTTTCCCTGATGCCGAAGTGAAGGTGAAGCCGATGCAGGCGAACGGCCTGAACAGCGATGCCAGCAAAAGCGATCGGGAAAAACTGAACCGCTTGCTGGAGGAGATGTTTGAAGAGTCCGATATGTGGCTGGTTTCTGAGTTCCCGACCGTTCGCCAGGTTGGCCTGTAGATATTGTTCGGGTAATATTCACAGCGTTTGCTCGGGCATGAACACTGAGCAATCAGCCGCCGCTCATTCTTACACAAAATGGGCGGCGGTTTTTTACGAGCCCTGTTCCTGCTTTAAAGCCTCTTCCGTTTGTTTCTGATTCCAGATGCTGTCAGCTGGCATTTCTACACGAACGCTGACGAACTGATTAGCCGGGATGTCAACCGGCTCACCATCTGCCAATCCATCACGCTCATTCCTGGCAAATGCTGGCGCATCAGGGTGAGTTCGGTGGTAGGTTTTCACCAGCACAGAACCATCCGCGCTAACCTCATAATCCAGCCATATGAGCGGTTGCTTATTCCTGTCTGTGGGGATTTCAAATCCTCCGTCGATACCGCCCCAGGCAGCGTCTGAATTGAGTGCTTTACAGCCTTCAATAAGATATTGCCCGACATCCAGACGAGTCACCGTGACGCCTTCTGATTCGTCGTTAGTTTCATACTTACCATCAGTGAAGATTTTGACGACCGGGGATGCCTGCTTTATAAAGCCATTGCTATCCACGACTGTGTTTTTATCATCGTATAATATCCTGCTGTGATTCCATCCAGTTGCTGATGCACCACCAAAAATACGAACTTTGCCAGATGACTGAAAAGGCATTGAAAAAAGGCTATACGTATCACCTGTACGGGCAAATATTGTCGGTGAATAGTTCCATATATTCCATGGCTCTGGTATCTGTGCATTATTTCGAAGAACCGTAAGCCCATACCCTGTCAATCCAACAAGAAGATCATCCTGGCTCGTTGTGTTGAATATTAATGCCCCATCCGGACGACCAAGCCCAAACATGCCGGGCTGCATGACATTGTCGCTCGTTGTTCCTGTGTTTTTTGTTGCAGAGCTTCCCAAACCGAGGTTTGTGCGAGCGTCTGCATCATTCGTTGCGCCGGTTCCGCCGTCTGCGACAGCAAGCGCACCGTTGCTCCCTTTCTGAGCCAGTTTACCGATGCCGGGGATCGTTACAGGGGTGCCGTTGATGGTAACGGTGATGTTCTGGTTTGCTGAGGTGGTGGCAAATGTCTCCCACGCGCCGATGTTCTCGTCGTACTCGTTGATGAGCTGAGACATGCTCTGCGCCAGGCCGTCGACCGAGAGACTATCAGTAACAAGAATGCCGTACTTCTGGCCGCTCAACGCCGGAGACGCGGCAGGCGTAACCGTCAGTGACGTCGCACTGTTGATGGCGGTGATCTGAAACATCTGTACCGGGTTAGAAAGAACAAACAACGTCTGGCCAACCCGGATCTGGCTGGCGGGTGCCGTCCAGTTCGTGCCGGTGCCGGTTGCGGTGTTTCCGTTAACTGCGATGGTGCCAGTGTTATAAAGCATGAAGTGCCTCACGATAATAACGATCGTTTAAAGTGATCAATCCTGTAAAATTGATCGCTTATATCAATCTGACTATTTTTTAGACTCTAATAAAATGGGGATTCCCGTATAAACAGGATTGCTGAAATGAAACTTTTATTTGCCGTCGCTTTTTTGCTTCTGGCTGGATGCGCTGATAAACACACAGACTACAAATTCAAAATGGATTATCCGGTGGAAGCAGCACGTTTATCGCTGGGTGGAGATATTCATGTGAATATCGACTGTGCCACGCGAGAAATGGTTGTTCTTTCCGACAGTAGTAATGGAATTTTTAGCCGCCATGTTCATAAGCGGCTTAGTAATATTTGCTATAAAAAAACGGATAAACTCGACGTGGTCTACAGATTTAATTCAAAGAAAGGTGTAAGGCAAAGTATGATTTCTACGCAATATCCTCGCGTACCACCTGAATCAAATACCTACAAACTGAGCGAGGGGAATTCTTAAACCCCGACTCTGTAATGTCTGGCTCCAGTTACGCTGGTTCTGCGCGATATATCTGCCCTGCAACTGTGAGCCAGTCCATTTGAGCATCAATCCTGAATAACCCACTACAGTACCGTCATCGCTGAGATTTCCTGGACAGTTGTTTAACAAAATCCATGGGGTGTAGCTGAGACTTACTGAGAAGGTATTGTTCTGTAAATCATAGTTTGCCGGTACATCATAAAACCCAACGACTCGTGGCATTTTTGATGCTGAAGCTGCACTCCAAATCAGGTTTCCCGAACTATCGAACACATCCAGATAGCCACTCTCCATACCTATATTACGTGCAGTTCGGATCATGCTTCCGGCATTCTCTTCAATCAAATCGGCGCCGAGTAAGCCATATTTATTTGCGTTAAGCTTTAACCATCTTAATGTACCGTCCTTACGAAATGCCTGTGGAAGATCTCCTAAAGTGCTGCCATTGCCAAATGGACTATCTATGAGGTAATAACCCTTATTCTCCACTGCACCAAGTGTACGTTGATCGCGAAATATCGTGGACCTGTTTTGCGAGTCCACGAGGAGCTTTCCGGCACTGTTATAGATTTCAAAACCGCTCATTGGAAATTATAAACCTCCACATTCAGAGTATTTGCTGGGCTACCTCCACCTGGTAAATAAAGCACTGTGAAGCCTCCATTATAAGCGCGGCAGTAGTATTCATTCGCAAGCGCACCAGTCGATATGTTCGATATGAATGTTCCATCCTGTGTAACCCCTGCAAAGGAAACATTTTTAGACGTTTCCCCGGCAGAGAATGTTACAGAGGTGCTTCCAATATAACGGATTGCATAATCACTTAAATCAACGGCAATGCGACCATCACCGTCCCAACATTGCAAGCCCTGTGGCATTACCATAACCCCATTCTGACACGTAGCACGTTATTGCTGTCGTAGATACGAATGAGAGTGCTGGATATCAGCATTCTCCCGCCCCCGGCCACGCCGTTGATTTCGAACGTTCCCCCTTTATCAAGCTTCCACCCAGCAGAACCAGCCACATAATCATTGGACTGGATGTAGTTGCCAATCTTGGCGTTCTCGATGGTGCCGTCCTGAATGAAGCTGGCCCGGATGAATGTCTGCCCGTTCTGGATCACGAACGGCAAAGCTACGCTGTTACCGGCAGCTGTGGTAACTGCGAAGCGGTCAGCCAGGAAGATAACCTGCGACTGCATGCCGTACGGCGTATTCTCCACGCCTATCCCCATCCCTGCGGCGTAATACTGACCGTTGCTGGATAACCCGACCTTGATGCTGTACATCGCCTTCAGGTCCCCGTTAACGTTCGCGATGGCCTGAGCGTTAGTGGTAATGGCTGACGTATGTCCGTTTATGGTCGCCGTGATTCCGTTTATCTGCGTGGCCGTGGCCTGCTGGTAATCGGAGAACGTCTGGTTCAGGCTGTTGATGGATGCCTTGTTCCCGTTGACTTCCGCCTGCACACTCAGCAGCGAACGCGCCGTTGCCTCCTTCTCGTTGACGATCACCTCATCAATGCGATCCAGCTGCGCGCTGTTACCGGCGACCGATGCCGACAGCGTTTTGCGCGCGGCCACCTGCGCCAGGTTGCCCTGAATAATCGCGATGGCGGAGTTCTTCACTCCCCCCGCCATGCCGTCCACAGACACGCTGATGTTATCGATGCGCTGGCCCAGCGCGGTATCGGCCGTCGCCACTGTCTGCTCAAGCTCGCTCAGAGAAGAAGACACATCTCCGACCGTGCTCGACAGGTTTGTAACGCTGGTCTGAACCTTCCCGATATCCTGGGCGTTTTTGGCGATTTCCTGCGCCTGTTGCGCCAGTTCGTCGTTGGCCTGTTTGATGTCGTCAGCCATGCCAGCAATTTTTGCATTGCTGTCCACTGCGCTCTCGATCAGGTCTTTGAACGTCTGAGATTCCTTCATGTCCTCCAAAATCACACTGGAGACATCAGAAACATCTATACTTGCCTGCCCGCGCACCCATTCTGTGTACCCTGATTCGTTGCCGCTGCGGTCCACCAGCTGCGCGCGGTACCAGAAAATTTGCCCTGCCTTAAGGCCCATCTGCTGATACTTGCGTTGTGGGTAAGGCACATCAGCCAACAATATCGCATCGGCTTCGGTACCGGTCAGACTGTACTGAATTTCCGTCTTCAGCGTGTCGTCGGTGTTCGCCGGGAATCCCCAGTTCAGTTCGATACCGAATACCACGTTTTCAGAAGCAGTGAAGCCCACCGGCTTAGGTGGATTTCCATCTTTGCCCGTAAGCGTTTTTTCCTCCGAATATCCCCACCCGGATGATATTTCAGCAGCATTGATGGCTCGCACGCGCACCAGGTAACGTCCCGCGTAAATCCCCGGAACGTCGAATGATGTGGTGGAGCTGCGCGGCACATTAACCCAGTTCCCGTCGTTCCGGCGCCACTGTGCTTCATAGGCGATGGCATTCTTGGCCTGGTCCCAGCTGACGCGCATGGTCTGAACGCTCACATTCTGCTGAACCACAGAGAATGAGCTGATCACGATGTTAGCTGGAGGGGACTGGTTCCCTGGGGGGATAACACTTATTGGCCGCTGGTCGATAATGGCTCCGGTATCAATACGTGCATACTTATCCGGATCGTGCATAGCGCCAGAAATCGAAAACGTTCCGTCATTATTATCCGTGACGCTGATAACACGATATTGCTGCGCATACAGCTCATCGGATTCGACAATCCACACCGATTCCACTGCCGGGGTTTCGCTGTATGCCGTGGTTACGGTGACTGCCCGACCGTTAACGCTCTGTATCGTTCTACTCTGCGATGCGCCTGACGGCAGGTTAACCATAAGGCGACTACCGGGAGCAGCTGCCGAATCACGATCGAGAGTGATAACGCGACCGTTAACGGCGCTGATGCGGCCGCCCATAACCTTTCCGGATAACAGCTCATCGGCAACCGCTATGATATGGCCAGGCTGTGGAATCCTGCCATCCATACCAGCGCTGAACGATACGATACGATCCTTGTTATTGGTCAGAATACCCCAGCGCCCCTTGCGGTTTGCCTCTGACTGGCGGGTGCAGCCGATGGCTGTCATTTCGAGCTGGTTTGTTCCAAAGCGAGCCACGAGCTCCTGTTCAAATACAGGCTCCATCGCGTCTGCGTAGGCATTTCCCGGATCGGACCAGGAAACCAGTGCTGTGGTATAGCGGTTATTCGTTGTGCTACCAGAATAGGTAAAGCGCCCGTCAACAACGTTTGCGCGCGTGTAGCTGTAGTCCACATCACGGGGCATATCGGCCAGGGCAACGATTTGATCGCCACCCCAGTACGTCATGCCACGGAATATGGCCGCAAAATCACGTAAAACGGTATAAGCGTCATTTCTCTCCTGCACATAAACGTTACACGTATAGCGGGGTTCGGTTCCGGAACCGCCTTTACCGTCCGGTACTGGCTGATCACAATACTGGGCAACCTGGTAAAGGGTCCATTTATCAATATTTGCCGCAGTCAGCCGGTTGCCAAGCCCAAAGCGGTCACTGACCACCAGATCGTAAAAAATCCAGGCCGGATTGTCCGTCCACGCCCATTTAAACGCTCCCTGCCAGGTTCCGCTATAAGTGCGGGTTTCCGGGTCATACGTATCCGGTACACGGATAACACGCCCTCGCGGTTCGCAGGCTATTTGCGGGATAGAACCATTAAACTGGCTGGAGTCAAATTCGATATACAGCAGTGCTGTATTTGGATAACGCAATTTGGCGTCAATAACCTCTGTATAGCTCTCCAGCGTCATCGTATCGCCAATTTTCGCACTATTGGCATCTGGCGTGAGCTTTCGCAGGCGCACTGTCCAGGTGCTTCCGGCCTGCGGTAAGTCGATACGATGGCTTCGTTCATAGCCGGAGGTAGTCTTGCCGGTTACGCTGGTATTTAGCACCGTCTGCCAGGTACCGCCATCCGTCTGCAAATCAACGGCGTAATTGATTGAATTGCCAACCAGATCACTGTCGTCTTCCTGTTTAAAAAGCGACGGCCATTTGAGCCGCAGGCGAACGGCTGAGAGTAAAGTGTTGGTAAAAGTGTGTGTCCAGGCGGTAGTACTTGAAACTTCGGTACCCATGCTGATTTCATTTTCGGTACCGGGGATACCCTGAATGTATTTTTGCGCCTGAGTCCCCGGACGAAACTCCCAGGCCACGCCGCTGAAGTTTTGCGAGCCGTCTGCGTTCTCAAGTGGCGTGCCATCAAGGTAGATATCTTTAGCTGTTAGCTGCCCGGCAAACTCGCCCTCGCCCAGCGCAACAAGAATTTTGGCCTTTGCTACGGACTGGAGATCGTCAGGCTGTTCGGTAGGGGTCCGGGAACTGGAACTGCCGCCCTTGCGGCCTCTAATCGGAGTTGAGGTAGCCATATCGCGCCCATAAAAAAAGCCACCCTGAGGTGGCCTGAAAGAAGTTTCATTTACTGCTGATCTTCGACGTAAATTCCGGCAGAAATAATCGCGCCGCCAATTCGTCGGCGACCGTAAAGAAGCGGTACCGGGTAGCCCTGCGCTGCGGTGTTTGTGACTCCACCGAACGCGTACGATGCCCGGTTATCTGAGCTTTGTTTGCTGGCCAGTCCTCCTGGTTGAGGGGAAAGCATCTGGACAACGCCGCCCAGCATGACCGCAGCACCAAATTTGTAGAAGAATGGAGATGCGGCGGCCAAGGGTGTGAAATTAAGCACTGCCCCTACAGCAACCAGAACCGCACCTAAAATGGTCTGTAATACACCGGCTTTTTTACTCCCGATAATCACCGGAACAATGCGGATAACATCGCCGGTAACCGGAAAGCCAAGGTCATCCACACCGATATTTTTTTTACCTTTAAACACTGAATAAGTGAGCCCACGGCGCTGGCTGGAAATCATAAACTGCTCAAACCCCGGTATGGTCTTTGCCAGTGCAACTCCCGCCTCACTTACACGAGAAATCAGGCGGTAGTGTACTTTACCAAACGTTTTTCCCAGCTCTGCACCAAGCTCGATACGGCTCATTACTTCCTGCATCTTTCACCGCCTCCAACATCTTTATAACGGACTATTTTCATTGTGCGCTCCTGCCAGTATCCGCCATACGGCACACGCTGGCTCAGATGACCGTACAGATGGTGCAGAAGCATATTACCCTCCAGTAAAATCCCCGCATGGTTCCACTTGTCGGCCTGTACCTGCATGATGACCAGATCACCTTCCTGAGGTGGGCCGTCAAACTCCCTGAATCCGCATTCGTACCAGCAATCCTGGTAGAAGTTTTCAGGGTAGCCGTTCTCCCACCAGGGATAGTCGACGCGATAATCGTGGAGCTCGATACCGTGGGTCTGCCGGAAATAGCTCATTACCAGGCCCCAGCAATCGAAATGCCCCAGCACAAACGGTCGCTCCAGCAACGGCAACTCCCCGCGCGGCTGAATAGTGCGTAAATCCCCCTCTGGCCAGCTCACGATATGCCAGGGCAGAAGCGTTGCATCACACTGCGCCTTATCCAGCTCACTGGCCTGCGTTGTCGCATCAGGATGGCTGTGCACAATGGCCACCACCGTTCCCCAGTCTTCTGCGGCGGCGTAATCTTCAGGTGAAAGGTGAAAGTGCTCAGTCGGATCTGCTGAGAGGTTTCGGCAGGGGAAATAGCGCTCTACCCTGCTTTTCTGCGCCACCACACCGCAGCACTCGCGCGGATATTCCGCTGCGGCGTGCGCCATGATGGCGTCTATAGTTTTCTGACGCATATCAGCTCCTGATAAGGGACGTACCGGGGAAGCCACCGAACGGCAGTTCGTTGCCGTCTCCGTGCCGGAGCTCGCAGGCCGTCAGCGTGCCGTTGCATTCGTCCAGCGAAGGATCGTCAACCGGATTATTGTGCTTATCGAAATAGCGCGTTCCGGCATAATCACAGCCATCGCCGGTTCGGTACTTGTTCCGGATGCACCAGGTGCATAAAGAATGAAGCTGCCGTGTCGGTATCATCTGGCCCTGCAAGGCCATCGGGCTGGAAAGGATAAATTCCACTTCCTCATCCGTCTCGGTGCTTCTGGCATCGATATAAAAGACCTTCAGCTTTTCCTGTGAGGGGTCAGCTGTGGGATTGCCCTGCGGAAAGTTTCGGGCATCCAGATACTGCGCCATAGTGTCATGGATACTGACTTTCGCCTGTAGCAAATCGTCATACGCCAGACAGAGCGCTGAGATGGAGCTGTCCAGATTCGCCACCGTCAGTTTCGGCTGAGGGCTGGTACCGTCCGTGGTCGCCTCAATACCCTCAACCTGACACGGCCAGGCTTTATACTCCTCCCCTTGCCACCAGATGGACTTAGCCGGAAGTTTATTCTCATCCCCGCCAGCGGCTTCAATTTCTTCCGGGGTGTGCGCGAGAGTATGGGCGTGGAAACGGAGCACATCTGGCATGCCAAACGCCGTTCCATCGACAGAAAAAAGCCGGACTTCATTGCCCGGCTCAAGTTTCTGATAATCAGCATTAAGACTCATGGTGCGAATGCCTGTTCAAACGTTGCGGTTACGGTTATCACTTTTACGTTTTTAACCACCTTTTTGAGGCTATTGGCTTCAACTCTCCACAGCGCCATATCGCCGAAAGGCGGAGTGAAAATAAACGACTTCACCTTGTGTCGACGAAGAAAGGCATGAATTTCATTCGCGGTATTTGGATCTCCCGAAAAGGAATACTCATAGGTGCGAATCTCATCATTCAGTCCTGATCCGCTCACCTGGGCGTACCCGTCCCCGAACTGGACCTTTCTGATCGTGTCTTTACTTCCCTCGGTGGGCTGGCTGGAGACCTTAACGCTCCAGGAAAATGTCTCTATCGTCATAACGTTTACCTGTGATTGTTCGCATTCCAGATAAGCCCACCGGGCTGGATAGCCTTAGCAATACCCTCGTTAACAGATTTGTTAATCACCTGCTGGTATGCCTTACCCAGTCTGTTACCGTCGTTTTGCTGCTGTGCGTCACCGGAGGCATTCTCGACCGTCACCGGAGCATAAACACTGACACCGAACGGCGCACCGACGCCAGCAGATGAACCTCCACCCACATAGCCGCCACTGGCATAACCCTTCATCATTTTGTAGAGATTGCCGACACCGATCCGGCTGGTTGCCTCTTTGGTGAAAACAAATTCCCCACGGTGAACAACGCCAGCTGGCTCATATTTCCCGCCTGAACCGGTATAACCTCCACCTGCAAATCCCAGTGCCGTCGTGGCTGAATCCACCAGGCCGACCATCGCCTGCTTCATCAGAATCTGCGTCAGCATAGAGAGTGTGGAGCGGGTAAAGTCAGCCCAGTCAGCCTTACCCCGTGTCAGCATGTCAGCCATATTCTGCCCGATGCCATCAAACGTACTGCTGGCAAACGACTTCATCTGGCCATAAGCATCAGAAGCAGAATCAACATAATCTGCCCATGCGGATTTTGCCCCGGACTGCCAGTCGTCTCGCTGCTTATCCTGCTCTGCGTAATACGCATGCAGTGCCTGTAGCTCTTTCTGATAACCGGCATCTTTTTCAGAACCACCACCATTTTTCCATCCCTGAAGAAGCTGGGCCTCTTCATTGCGTCGCTGTGCTGCACGACTACTCATGCCAGCACTTTCCGCCAGGGCGCGAGTTTTCTCCCCGATTTGGGTCACGTACTTCTGTGATGTGTCCTGTAGCCGGTTAAGCCGCTCCTGCGCCACAATCTGATCACCGAGCTCCGCATTCAGTTCTGCCCGGGAAAGCACTTCACTCTTGCTGGCCAGCAGGGATTTCTCTTCTGCTGAAAGAGTCCTTGTTTTGGCAGCCTCTTCCAGAACGGCAAAACGCGACTGCTGACGCCAGAGCTCCTGGCGCTGCTGACTGATGGTGTCATTTATACCCTTGTGCTCCTGAAGGGTGCGCAGTTGTGCTTCCAGCGCCATAGTCTGAGCACTGGCGTTGTCGGTCGCGCGGGTACCGGAAGGGGTTCTGACAGCAGGGGTTTTCTTCGGCTTTTTAAGGGTATCTTCATACTCTTTTTTCGCTACAGCCATGTTGATGTTGTAGTCAGCCTGAAGAATCCTGCCCTCTTTCAGCGCCTTGTTAAGCTCATTCTGACGCGCCGTGTATTTTTCCAGGGCTGTCTGAGTTTTGGCGTAGTTTGCCTGCGCCTGCGCGGCATATTTCTGACGGTCTGATTCCGCAGCTGCTTCACGAGAGGCATTCTCCTCGTTCGCTTTAGCAATACCCGCCTGCTGCTGCGCCATATCCAGCGCCAGTCTTGCCGTTTCGCGATCATTCCAGAACCTGGCACGTGCCTCGTCGTTCACATAACGGTCACCCTTCCGAAGGTTCCAGATTTCATCGGCCTTTTTGAAAGCTGCTTCAGCTTTTGCCACCATCTCCTGCGCAGTGTCAGGACGGCCTATATCAAGTGCTGCATCCCACATCGACTTGAAGGCGCGCTTCAGGGAGTCCGCTGAAGATTCAATCAATCCCATATTGTCACGGATGGCTTTGGTCTGATCGTTGAATCCGGCAGTCGCGGCCTCGTTAGCCGCTTGCAGTGCGCCAGCCTCATCACCGGCACGCTGTAACTGCGCCACATGCGCAATCTGTTCTGCGGTAACGTTGTGAAACTGCTGGGCCATCGCGATCAGGCCCGATGTAGGGTCTGTTACGAGCTTACCGTAGGCGGCAGCAACCTTATCCACCGGCACGCCGGAAGCATCAGTAAAACGCGCCACAGCCTGGCTCATTTCATCAAAGCGCGAGCCGGTACGTACGCCAGCATTAATAAGCTCCGTCAGAGCTTCACTTGTCTGGTTGAACGTCAGCCCCGCAGCCTGACCGTTTCGCGACAGCACGAGCATGCGGTCGGCAGTCAGTCCGGCTGTGTTCCCCGACAGTACCAGCGTTTTGTTGAAATCAGACAGTGTGGAAGAACCCTGGTACCAGGTATAGAACAGAGCCCCTGTTGCAACAGACAAAGCACCGATACCCACCATCACCGGGGAAATAGTCCCCAGTAGCGCACGGAATGTCGGTATGATCCCGCCAAAGGAGTCCTTAACCTGACCACCCTGCTGAAGCAGAATCAGCCAGGGATTCTGCCCACCTGCCAGCTGCGTGGCCACATCGGTAAACTGCGCCGGAAGCATACGCATCGCTGCGGTATACTGGCCGACTGAAATACCCGCCTTACGTGCGGCGATCTCCTGACGGCTGAAGGACTGCTGGATACGTAACGCTTCGTCGTTCGCCGTGTTTCCTGTCTGTTTTAATTCTTTTTTGACGTAGTTGAGCTGTTCGCTGAACTTCGTCGAGTTAACGTCAAGGTTAACGACCAGATCACCGACTGACGTCTGGGCCATAGCGCACGCCTCCTGAAATACCTTCAGCCTTCGCCATCAGCGTATCGTCATCCGGATCATCGATGTCGATGGCTTCCAATGCAGGGGAAAGGATACTGAAACTGTCCGGGGATAATTCCGGATCGGCAAAAAACAGGGTTGAGATGGTATAGAGCAAACCGGAGAAATGAGCATCCAGTTGCGCATCATGAAAATAATTGTCCTGGTAGAAGATTTTCCAGTCGCCGTACTCCGTTGAGGACATGCCAGCAAGCATGGCACGCCAGTCCGGGCGACCGAACTCACGCGCCAGTTTCATGGCAAATATCAGCTCACTGGCGAGGGCTTTTCCGCAGTAACAGGTTCTGCGTGCTCTTTACGCTCTTCTTCCGGCTCTTCCTGCTCATCAGTTACAGGCGCAATCATGCCGGACAGGATTTTCACTTTATATTCGGCTTCGGCGATGAGTTCAGTCGGCCATGACTGCATGACTTCATCCTGAATTTTGGCCACTTCCGCCGCCGCGTTTTCTCCCAGTGAACCTTTCAGTGGGTGACCGTGCCAGAGTGACATTGCGACGAGGTACGCTCCACTCTTCACAGTGAGGGTAATGGCCGCCTGAAAATCGCCCTCTTCAACCGCTTCCAGTTGCTTCAGGTATTCGAGGTGTTCAATACGTTGCAACGCCGACAGCTGGAACAATGTGACACTGCTGCCGTTACTTTCCAGCAGTTCGCTCTTTAGAAACATAATAACTCCGGGGAAACGGGGCTCACGCCCCGGTTATCAGGAAACAGTGACTTTGCAGATCGCCGCAAAGTTACCGTCATTGCTCATGACGATGATGTCAACGGTGCCTGCCGCCACACCGGTGACGGTCAGGGTATTGCCGCTGACGGTGACTGTTGCTTTTGAATGATCTGAGCTGGCTACGCGGAAGGATTTATCTGACGCACTTGCTGGCAGAACCGACACCACCAGTTGCGTCGTGGCCGCGACCGCTACAGCCGCCGTGGATTTATCCAGGCTGATCCCCGTGACAGCAATCGGCGCGGTACCACTGTCCTCTGCCAGTGATGGTTTGCCGTTGTTGGTGATTTTGGCCGTGCGGGTCATGACCTCTTTGGAAGTAATGGTTTTACCGAGGCTGCTCACCCAGCCCTTAAAGACGTCAACAACACCATTGGGGTATTTAATTTTATATCCCCTCACGGTGCCCTCATCGAACCAGTTCACCAGGTCCTGCTGGCCAGAATCTCCCGGCATCCACGCGAGCGTCAGGTTAGTCTCACCTGCTGATTTCTGCCCCTGCATCGTTGATGTCCAGTCGGCATTCTCATCATCGATGTAAGTGTCATCTTCTGACTCTGCGGTCAGTTCACCGGGCTGAAGGTCTTTAATTTTTGCCAGCCGCAACCAGCCAACGTCTGAAAGCGGATTGGCGTAGGGGTCTCCGGTGCCGGTATAAACCCAGAGTGTAGTGCCAGCACCTTTTGTTGGTGCCAGCGGATTTGGTGTGGCCATAGGGTCCTCACATTTCGTAAGTAATGGAATATTTCAGGTCGGCAGAACTCCACAGCGCCATATCATCATCACGTTGATAGTCATAACCCTGCTGAACCATTGTGGTAATAAGGGATTCAAGCCCCGGAACCTCTGCGAGTACCGGATACACTCGCGTCTCCATCCAGTCATCCAGCTCAGAGTCAGGCACCTGTGCCTCAAGAAAGACTTCGATATGCAGAATGGCCTGCCAGCAATCGGCATCCAGCTCTTCCGCTGTGTATTCCGCGTCTGTCAGGTAAACGGCTATAGCCGGAAAATCCCCCTCTTCAAGCACTGCTGGTCTACCATCAAAATAAATAGCGCCAGTACCAATCGCGCCTTCAAGCGCGTCAATTATTACCTTGCGGATATCGCTGTGTTTCATCGTGTCAGAATTAACCTGAGTTGGTTGGTGAGAGAGGCTCGGAGCTCTTTGGGCATATCTGATTCCATGAGCTTCGGCAGTTCTTCTTTAAACGCTGTGGTTAACGGAGCTGCCAGCGGGATACTGACCACTTCAATGGGATAACGGGGTTTTGACGTTCGTCTCATGACATGCCAGCGACCGTTTTTAAGTTGCTGGATAAAACCGCCAGGGAAACGAAAAGGCCCGATACGCAGAACGCTGTTTGCCCCTTTCTTGTCCCGTTTCCTGCGTGAAAGGCGCACACTTGCGGTACCGAGTTTTATGGCTGGTAAATTGCCTCGGTTTACACGGATAAGCGCGCGTGGTTTATTAACCGTCGCGCGCTTCACCCTGGCGCGCTGCTTCACCAGTTTTCTCGGTACACGGGTGTCTTTTGATACGACTGCCACGCTGCGACTGACGGCCCGGCTTGCTACGCGGTTAACGGCCTGCGCCGACGCACGCGGGACAGCCGTTTGGCTGATGCTGTTAAGATTTTCTATGGCCTGCTCAAGCCCTTTTATTGACATGAACACTCCTTAGCGCCGACGCGAGGAAGCAGGCGGTGAACCATTACCCAGCCAGATGTGACAGGAGCCGCAATCATCTGGACCAATACGATCAACCCAGAATGACCGTCCGTTTATTGTCAGGGCGTCCATACGCTTCAACTGGCTAACCGCAGCCGTATTCACAAACAGCGTCGGGCTGGTACCTTCGACACGAACTCCCGCACCGGCATAACCAATGTTTTCTGGATCATCGAAAACGCCGACCAGGGTAGTTCCTGATAAAGCACCTGATATAACCTTTGCCTCTGTACCCATCACCCCGAGAATAGCGCCGTCCGCACGCGACATGGCCTCATCAAAGAGGTTATCGAAATCAGACATTCGCCCCCCTTCAGACTTCGCGAGCCAGCCCCTTCTCGATCAGCTCGTCGGCATCCTGTTCAGATACGCGGATAATCACACCGGGCTCAACGATGGATATCGTTTCGTTCCGCGTGGCATGCAGCGCGTCAACATGCAGTGTGGCCAACGTTTCAACTGATACCCGGTCATCGGTTGTGGTCACTACCGATTTTGTTTTCTCCGTATCAGCAAAATCACTGTCGGCGCTGTCGGCGCTGTCGGCGCTGTCGGAAGAATTTTGTTCTCCGTTTTCACCGTCAACCGAATCAGTGTCGCCATCCAGCTCCTCTTCGAGTTCAGCAATACGCATCGTAAGTTCCTGAATCGTGCCGCTGGTGCTTACGTCACGGTTAAGCTGAGTACCAAGTTCACTCAGCCGAGCGATCAGCTTTTCTTTCTCTGTCATGGGAAATACTCCAGAAAGGTGGCCCGACAGGGCCACTGGGGGAATTTATGCCAGCTTGACGGACACGAATGCGTCAGGGTCCGGCAGCAGCATCAGCGGGGCTGACTGAATCATGGTGAATTCACGCGCCGGATCGCCCGACTGCACCCAGTTTTTCGGGTAGCGTGCCGAGGCATTGATACCTTCGCGCTGGGCATCAGCATCAAGAATGCAACCATAGGTACGCAGGCCGCGGGCTTGGGTATTCCCCAGCACCATCGTCAGGTCCGGCATATAGTTCTTTTTGACATCGTTTTCGACGTACTGGCCGGAGTACACCACGATGGCCACATCGCCATACATACCCTTGTATGAAACAGCCGTACCAAGGTCTTTCACGGCGGTTTCCAGCTCAGAATTAGAGCCACGACGCGTATCCAGCTTCTCCTTCACTGCCTTGAAGGAACGGAACAGCGCCCAGCCCTTCGGATCGAACACAATGATGTTGACCACACCGCTGGCGTTGAGCGCGTAGGTTTCAATGTCATCGGTCGGGTCATACGTTTCTTTGTCGCGGGAGGACCACGCAGCCGCACCGGCCTGGACAATGTTGTTACCAGCGCTGCGTCCCATATCCACTTCAACAGGATCAAACGCTTCCCCGGTCATGGTGTATTTTCCGCTGAGCACCGCCGCTACTGCCTGTTTCTCTTCGACCTGGGCAATCGCGAGCTCTTCATCCTTCATGTTCTGGAGAATGATGCGGCGACGGCGATAGACGGGGTCAGCGAGATTTTGCGGGTCTTCATCCGGCAGGCGGCGAAGAGTCATCAGTGGGTTAACTTCGTGTTTTGGCTTCACATAACCCGGCGTAAATTCAGATGTGCTGCCACCACGGGAGCGGATCACTTTGCCGGAGACAATCGGCGAGACGTACAGCGCCATATTGACCAGCCCAGGAATTTGCGACAGGTAGACCTTCTCTGTACTGAAGGGATAAGTTTCGCGGAAAAAGATGCGCAGGAAGAGCGGATCAAATTTGAATTTCTTCTCGTTGACTGCCAGCAGCTGGGCAGTAGTGTAAACGAACATAGATTTTTCCCGTAAAAAAAGCCGCGTAAGCGGCTTTTATGAATGATGATGATTGTAAAAACGTGGATTAAATGATGCTGATGGCGGTTCCGGCGAACGCGTTACGCTTAATATTTTCGTCGGTGACAGCGGATGGCCAGAGGACATCTTCAAGACGGAAAGAACCGGACTTGTGATATGTCAGCTCTGTGCTGTTCTGATCTGCTGTTACAGCCAGAATGCCCGTTGCCGCGCCAGCGTGAGCGCCGTCCCAGACGGTCAGCTTGCCAGAAGTAGCATCCAGCATGAGGGGTGTCATTGCTGGCGTGGATGCCGTCAATTTACCAGGACCATACGCGGTATGCGCCGGGTCACTGTTACCGAGCGGCTGGTAATGAGTGAAAACTTCGGTAGTTGCCATAATAGCCTCTTAAACGGGGGTGTTTAACAAATCGTCCGCAGCATCAGAAGATGCGCTGCCTGCTGAGAGTGCGCCTGGTGCTTTTTCCATGAGACGATCCAGTGCGGTGTCGGTGCGCGCCTGGGCGCTTTGTGGTGCGGCGGCCAGAATGCGCTGCGCACTTTCAACCGTCATACCCGGCGTTTCGGCCAGTGCTCGAGCCTGCGACTCTCGCCCTTTCGCCTCTTCGCAATTAAGGATTCCCATGATGCGACCGTTCTCTGCGGACACGGCTGCCGAAATCTGAGCACTGACATCTTCATGGGTAGCTGCGGCAGCGGTTGTCGTGTCAATGGTGGTGACCTGTTCAGCCGGTGCAGTAGTCTGAGTTGTTGCCTGTTCAGCTGTCTTATTGGTGGCTGCGGATGTAGAAGGTGATGGCATAGTTCCTCCAGTGGTTATTTTTTTGCGTCTGTCGAGTGCTTCACGCATCACGCCGAGCGCATCTGTATTGTTAACAAGCTCATCGGCCAGTCCGTTATCTACGGATTCCTGGCCGGAGAATACTGCCGCTTCAGTGTCCAGTACGGCCTGCACGGACATACCGGTATAAGCGGAAACTTTTTCGGCAAACATCTGACGAGTGGCATCGATACGCGTCTGAAAATCAGCGCGAACGTCTTCAGGTAATTTTCCGTAAGGGTTGCCGTCGACCTTGTGATCACCGCTGTAAATCAACGTGACCTCAACGCCGTTAGTTTTGAGCGCTGCGCCATAGTTGCTATGAGCCATCATTACGCCGATGGAGCCCGTTCTGGCTGTCTGTGTGACCATCCTGCGCGATGCAGCACTGGCAATGAGCTGGCCAGCACTACAGTTCATATCATTCGCCAGAGCCCAGATGGGTTTAATATCACGCATCCGGGCAATGATATCAGCACAGTCGAAAGCCCCCGACACCATTCCGCCAGGCGTGTCCATATCCAGCAGAATGCCGTCAACGCCGGGGTCACTGATAGCCTGTTGCAGGCGAGCAATAATTCCGTTGTAGCCCGTCATGCCAGAATAGGGCTGAAGAGACCTGGTTTTACTGACCAGCGTGCCAGAAACCGGCAACACCGCGATTCCATTTGCCACCTGATAGCTACGTGATGGCCGGGGTCCCATATCATCATCATCCCCAAACAGCGCCAGGGGCTCTGCTATCTGTTCAGCACCCAGCGTGACACCAGAAACGGAATCGGTCAGACGGGTAATTCCCAACTGCCCTGCCAGCGCGCAAAAGAAAACCCGCGCGTAGGCGGGTTCAAGTAGCAACGGCTCATTAAAGGCCATGCTGGCGATATGTGGAAGATTACGCAGCTCGGGCGTCATCTTTATCCTCCTCATTTGTTTTTTTCAGCCCTGCATCAAATGCAGCTGCCGCCCATGCAGGAGGTTTGAGCCCCGCTTGACGGCGCTCCATAGTCTCACGTACCTGCTGAGAGAATATTTCCTGATAGTCGTCTCCGCGTTTGGCACACTCCTTCTCATAAGTGCTGAGACCAGCTTCAATCAGCATGACGGCCTCCTGCACCTCCTTCAGCCCATCAATAGCCATGCGCCCCGAACCAATCCAGTTGGCGTTACCCCAGGCTGTTCTCGCTTCCTGGAAGCTAAATCTCGCATTAGAAGGGAGCGTGACAACCCTGCGGGCAATTGCCTCTTCCAGCCAGCACACGAACATCTGACAGGCCATACGAGCTGCTACGAACTTACGACGCCCCATAAAGAAGGCCCAGGACTCGTTCGCGCTGGCGCGTGCGGTCGAGTAGCTCATCTGGGAGTAGTTTCGTGAAAGTTGCTCATACGACACACCCAGCCCTGCTGCAATATAACGCAGCAGGGATTGTTCGAACGTTGAATAACCGTTATCAGTATCCTGTGCTGACTGAAGGTTCAGGGAATCGCCCGGCAAGAGATGAGGAACTCTCGATCCACCGAGGCGAACCGGCGCAGCAGAGTAATAAGATGCCACTTCGCCAAGCCAGCCAGTCAGCTTATTTTGCTGCTTACTATCGGCGCCGAGGATAAAGTCCATTGCCGTATCGGTATCCAACTCACTTTCGATGGTGGCTGCATACATCGCCTTTACTATCGCGCTCTGGAGCTGCGTATTTTGTAGGGTGTCGAGCATTTTCATCTGCTCCATCACGCTGTAAAACGCATTAGCCCCGCGAGTTTGCCCATCTTCCAGGGGTTCGAACACATGGATAAATGAAGGCCTTCCTCCCGGCAATTCGCGCGGGATATAGGTCCAGTTTTGCGCCATCCAGCCGGGATAACCGTCATCACTGACGTAATATCCCAGCGCTGCGCCGCTATCATTAATTTTTACACCTGCCCGACAGTTCCTGGAATCACCAGTATTATTGGGATTACTGATACGTTTCGGACTGACCATTTTAAACTGCGTGCGGAAAAGACGCGTTGAATCACTATCCCAAGTAGGCTGCACGCACAGCTCACCGTTAAATGCATGCGTTGCAACTCCTTCGCGGATCATCATCGTAAACGTCCGCTTGCGCTCGGCATCGACTCCGCAAAAATCATCCTCCGCATATTCATACCAGGCGGCCTCAACCTCCCTGGCAAACGCGCGGCTTTCCTCTTCTTTAATACCGAGATAACGCCAGCTAGGGCAGTAACTCAGTCTGAAAAATGAACCGACGATGTGATCCTGGTGAAGCTGCACGGCGTTAGCCGCATAGCCATTATTTCTAACCAGATCGTCAGCACGGGCATTTCCACGGGAGAAATTAGGCAGAAGTGCAGCATCAGCACTTTCACTCTGAGGATTCCAGGCGTTCAATTGCCCACCGAAACCGCCGCCTCCGGCATGGTACCCAGCATATTCTCGCAGAGACGTTTTTCCGTCCGGACCAACTAAAGAAGGTATTGTCATACGTAAAACCTTGCTGGCCCCCGGCGTCGTGATGTGTTTTCTACCTGAGATTCAAGGTCGGCAATGTACTTTTTCAGATCGCTGACGGAAGTAGCTGTAAATTCCACCCTTCGGCCATCTTTCTGTACCGTTGCCACCCGTTTACCCATCATCAGGTCATGTAATGCTGCGCGCGCGGCATCCAGTTCAGTCTGTGTTGCCATTATTCCTCTCCAGATAAAGCCCGCGCGTAATCCGCCAGGGTCTTGTTATTGTTACGGGAGCCTTCTTCTTCCAGCAGGCTGGCCAGAAGCGAATCAAGGTTAAGCTGCCAGCGTGATATGCTGATACGAAGCGCCGCCAGTGCGTAAACGAAGCAATCCAGAGCCTCATTTCGCCTTTTTTTGCTGTCCCATATGATTTTTCTTTTACCATCGACCCACTTCTCGACCAGTTCTTCAGCGGTTAACTGCTGCGCCTCTGAAAGATCGTAAATATCAGGGTTGTTAGGGAAGTGAACGGCACCAGCCAGAGGCTCGTCACCTTCAACAATCAACGTGAAGCGGTTATAAATCTGCTCTTTCGCGGTATCAGTACCCACTTCAGTCAGATAAACACCGTTTTTGTTGCGCTTACGTGGCATGTTCGCCACTGGTTTTCCATAAACCGAAGCACCCTTTATCGGGATCACACGAAACAAACCGTGTTTTTTTGAGCGGTTGTAGACGATGGTGGGATCAATACCACCAATATCCCAGCAAATACGGGAAATAGACATTTCTACACCGTTTAGGCGTGTATATGTCTTGTTAATCGCCTCATCCACACGCGCAAGCGTTGACTCATCATCGTGACGTCCCATGATGATTTGCCTGTCGATAAGCCAACTTTCCTCACCCGGTCCCCACCCCCATACACGCATTTCGTAGCGGTCGAGCTGGGAATCTATACCCGCCGTCAGATATGCCACTCGCTCAGGTACGGCTGCATCAAAGTGCTCTATGCGCTCAGCTAAAACATCCGCATCAGGGCGATCGCCGATTTTTGCTTCCCACGTCTCACCCAAGGTGGTGTTAACGAATGTCTTACGTTTACCCGTATCACCTTGCGTTTTGAACCAGTCTTTCACAATCTGTACCCAGGTGGTGAACGGGCTATAAGCTGTCCAGATGTGGAAGGTTACGCTTTCAGGTGGGTCGATTTCTGCATTGGAAGATGAGAACCAACGAAGTCCGTCGCGAGTCCATATTCCTGTCAGTTCGCAAATGTAACGAGCGTTGGAAAAGTCCAGTTCATGCTGCTTAATGACACAGGCATTATGTTCACAAAGGTAGTAGACCGTCTCAGCCTGCTCCGGCTCCCATTTGAAGCCGAAAGGCGTATCCCGATCGCCAAATTTGAGGTACTGCTCCTCACCACAATGCGGGCATGCAACATGAAAACGCATAAAATGCCCGGACTCTTTTGCTGCACGCTCTATCTGGCACGTTCCACGCAATTTTGGTGTTGAGCCGCGTATGGATTTGGGCCAAACAGAACCCTCAATACGCTTATCCCCCAGGAAAGTCGGAGACCCTTCTTTCTCAATGTCTGCGTCAAACGCAGCCAGCTCATCGTAACCAACAACATCGACAGATTTTTCGCGATAGTTCTTTGCAGATTTACCACCCAGGCACCAGAAACCGCGTCCGTTCGTAAAACGCTTCATGGACAGGGTGTTGTCCCTGTGTTTTTTCCCGTACCAGGGGGCGAGAGACAGCAATGAGGGAACATCACGAATCGTCGGCTCAACGTGAGACTTCATGAAATTATCTGCGTCGCCGTCAGTCGGTAGCCACAGCAACTCGTTACGCTGTTTATGTTCGATGAAATAAGCGATGACGCCGAGGAGCATTTTCGAATAGCCTACTCGCGCTGACTTAATTACGTTAACAATGCGAATATAGTCGCTGCCCATCGCATTCATGATCGCTCGCTGAAATGGCAGTGTTTCCCAGCGCCCTTCCTGATAAGCAGATTCCTTCGGAAGGTAATAATGCGCATCGGCCCATTCGACAGCTGTCATGGGTTCCGGGCGGTATAGTGATTTCAGACCAGCTTTTACCGCTGTTCGCAGATTAGCTACCTGACTGGTCGATATAATCATTCAACAACCCCGGAATCCGTTCATCCAGCGCCGCAGCCTTATTCATCGCCTTTATTACGTCCCCTTTCAGGAACTCGATATGCCGATTTTCCAGTTCAGGGAAACGGCGCTGCATCGAGAGTGGGATGCCATCCAGAATACTGGATATTTCAGCGGCTATTCTGGATAACACGAAGGTACAAAACGCAGTCTCTACGACCTCGCGACGCTTTTTTTCATTTGCCAGTTCCGCCGCATCCGCATTCGCACGAGTTAAACGCCAACGTTCATAATCAATATTGACGCTATCATCGTCCTCGCCTGGCGATGGTTGTAGTTTTCGGCTCTGGTGTTCGATGCGGTTATCAACGACTGAGCGAACGTCAAAGAAGACTTCTCTCCCTCTCTTTTCTACAGGCTGGACGCCCCATTTATCAAAGGCCTGGACAGATATTCCCAGCGAGGAAGCCATATCAGATTTATTCAATAGCACGGCCATATTTCCTCACCCGTTTTCAGCAATGATTAAACAACAACCTCATGTCGAAAATTTTCATATATAGCGAGAATCTGCGCGGACGCCGCCCCGTAACAGGGCGGATTGCCGGAAAGGACCCAAACGATAATGGTTATCAATTGCTTTTGGGTGCCTGTTGTTATTTAGACGTCTAAACGTCTATTTCGCTTTACTAATGCAGACCATATCAATCCACCAGGGCGAAGATGCTTAGCCAGCTCCTTTTTTACAGACTCGGCAAAGCCCTGTTTCATTTCCACGATCTCCTTTGCTTGCTGGTTGATGAGGGCCTGGATGTTTTTATTAGCAGCATGGGTTGAAAGTGCATTTTCTAAAATGCTCTCAGTTATTGGATCTGGTGCTTCTATCGGAGACTTAAATTGATAGGCATTAACAGCTGCATTGCCCTTTTGCACATCAATACCAACGACCATTCCAGCTGCATACTGCTGGCCGTTCTCATTGAAATTATTCTTCGGATTGAATTCATAAGACGTTATATACGCGCCGTCTTTTTGGATTCGCCAGCCTTTTGGTTCTCCCGGTTTATCCCAGTTACCTATGCGTGCTTGTGGTTTTCCATCAGCACCATAAATAGTCGTGCAGTCTTTCTCAAAAACAATACGGCTGAGATTAGGCTTACGCTTATCCTTCACACGCATATGCTCCGGGAAGAAAGAAGCATCACCCCAAACTGTATGGCGTCGACCTTTCAGATCGTAATGCGCACTACCTGCCGGGCTTTTCAAAATGAGGCCATCATCGATCATGATTACTCGCATGCTGAGCATCGCCTGTTGTAGCGATAAATATTTCATGGGTATTTCCTTTTAGGCGTGAGCCTGTCGCACGGCAAAGCCGCCGAAAGTTAACGGTTTGCCCAGGCTCACAGCTGAAAGACTTTCTTCGATGTGCGCGTGCGATGCGCATTTAAAACGCCACAGATACCGGTTGCTTGAATGGGTTAATCAGGAATGGATTCGAACCATTGAGCCAGAAGATATAGGCCGTCTGCACCATCTTCCAGCTTATAGCAGCGTCACGCTTCGTCCGGATCGGTATTACCCGACATCTCGCGCACCTGATTATTGTTCATTCTCATAAACATGAGCGCTATACGCGGCGCAGATTGGGCAATGAACCCGTTACGCAGCAACGCTCATGTCTATGAGAATGGAAAAGCGTGCGACCGTGGTCGCACGAAAGCGGAACACTACTTTTATTGATATTGGTTATTCTTAGCCTGCTACTTCGGCCACTGGCGGATAATGGAGCGTTGAGTAAACCGGCAGTTCCATCTTGTACGCGTAATGATATTCCGCTGTAGCTCCGGATGATGTCTGCCAGCCAGGGAGCATTAGGATCGCGTCAGCACAACGGAGCATCGCAAAGCAGATGTCCATGTATTCACGTTGCTCCAGACCATTAGGAAGGCTGGCTGGATTGAGAACGGTGTGGCCATGGCGTTTCAGACGCTCCGCCTCTTTATTGAAAGCTTCACGATTAAAGTTTTCACGGCCTGTCATTGGCCCAGCGATATAAACTTTCATCAGATATCGCCCTGCCCTTTATCTTCCAAAGCCAGAACGCTGTGTTCTTCTGACCCCGAATACGCAATCAATCCATCGTAATCAGGAAAGTTATCGAAACCCGGAATTTGTCCATGACAAATCGTATACTCAGGCTGGCCTTCTTCTTCCGCAAATTTGGCCAGAGCCTTAATCTGTTCGAGTGTCAGTTTGATTTTCGCCATTTTATCTCCGCTGATTTCAGCTATAAAAAAGCCCCGCTATTGCGAGGCTCCAGATTGGTTGTTTGACTCTCTCACCGAGTCATAAATGCGCTGGCAGGTCATTCCTGCTCGATAGCTTTCGTCAGATCGTTCAGCATAATATTTAGCTTCTGCTGCAAGACTTCCGAGCATGTCGGCGAGCATTGTGGCGTTGGCTCCGGCTGTTTTGCCTCTGACGGAAGCGGCAAGATCTGCGGTGTGCTTTGCGGCTTCCAGGCGGGTAGCGAGTTTTCTTGCCTGTTGCTGCAGCTGGCTAACAGTGCCAGACAAACGGGCAGAAACATCACGCGCGGCAGCTGCTTTCTCTTGAGCATCTTTAACGGCCTCATCACGGGCAATAATTCGCCCTTGCTCTATCATTCTGGCGGCAGTCTGCGCGTTGACTTGTTGCGAGGACTCGGCACTATCACGGTCTGCCCACTTTTTTTCCCATGCCCGGTTACTCCAGACATTGCCAGCGATAAACGCGGCGACCACAACAATCAATACTAAAAACGGCTTCCACCAGGCTTTTATTGCTGCAATTAACGGAGACGGATTCACTTTTCTATCTCCCAGCAGGCAAGTGCACTTTCCTGGTCACGGCGTTCCACCTGCCCGTAGCACCCATTCTTCTGACCCTTTGTCAGTCGGCAGTCACGGCCACCATCTTTTATCCACCATCGGATAGCCTCGCAGGCCCCTTTGCGGTCGCCTGCATTAAGACGCTTATAGAACGTCGATGGGAAGCATTTGCCTGGGCCTATGTTGTACGGGCAGAAAGATGCGATTCCGGCTTTCTGCGGTTCGGTCAGAGGAACGTTGATATTGCGGTCAACCCACGCCAGAGCCTTATCCCGTTCGATGGCATTAACCTTGTCGCATTTGGCTTGCGTTAATTTCATGCCCTGCACAACTGGCTTACCGTCAACCATTGTGGCACCACGGCAAATCGTCCAGATGCCACTGCCATCTTTGTACGCGGTAAGACTATTCCCCTCTTTCTCATCCAAAAACTGGTCGAGAATTTTTGGAGCCGAAGCGCCAGCAAGAATCAAACTCAGAACGGCGGCGCTTAATTTTGCCCTGTTAGACATCATTCGCCTGCCTTAGCGAGTACATCAGCTACTACGCTCACCGCTGCCGGGCGATCTTCGATAGGCTTATCACTCACTTCTTCCAAGTAAGCCTTTATCATTGCTGTCCGTTTCTCATCTTCTTTTCGACGGCGGCGTGCATCAATCCTGCCGTTGATGAAAGATGCAAGGGAGATAAGAAGCCCCACAGCCCCGAAGAACATGTAAATAAGGTCCTGGGTAGTGAACCCCAGCACTCCAGCTATGGTTCCAATCCACGCAAATAATTGCGTGAAGATGTTCCCTGAGTGATCGTTCATTCTCATGGTCTCTTACCTCGCTCTATTTGCGGAGGCTGTGTGCAAATGAAACGCCGTCCAGTTCATTGCGAAATAACGCAAAGCTGTCGCCAGGACGACACCAATAAAAAACCCGCCAAAGGCGGGTTATATAAGTGACTTCAACTATCTTCTTTTTTTACTACTTCTTTTACTTCTTCTACCGTCTGCAGGTAACGCTCTTCTTCTATTTCTACGCCTATGGCCTTACGCCCAAGCTTCAGAGCTTCCTTAATCGTACTGCCAGATCCCATGAAGAAGTCAGCGACCACATCGCCGGGGCGCGAGCTGCTCCTGATGATGTGTTCCATCATCGCGGCTGGCTTCTCGCACGGGTGTTTCCCAGGGTAATACTGCACCGGTGGGAACTCCCAAACATCCGTATAAGGAACATCTGCAGTCACAGAGAACGGGCGGCGCAAGCTTTCATACTGAGCTTTGAGGCCATCGTATTGAGCTTTAACCGCATCGTATTGCGTTTTGAGATCAGCATACTGCTTTTCATGCTCGCTATACCCGACATCGAACGGCGGGGGGCATGCTACGCCGAGAACTTGCGCGCGCTGCATGAACAGCCCATGCAGCTTGTTGAAGTCATCCAGCGACGGCAACTGCCACTGCGACGAGGAAAACCAGTGTGAACACATCTTTTTCCCTGTCGCAGCGTTGATATCCGCTGCCGATATCCCCAGCTGCTGCCGGGCTGACACAAATGTCCCAATCAACGGAGAAAATACGTCTTTCCGCAACTCAGCACACTTGCTGGCATACCCCGACTGACCTTTCGCATAGCCAGACGCGCCGTAATGTTCAGCGAATATGATGCGCTCGGTTGCCGGAAAAAATGTACGCAGGCTCTCTTTATTTTGCCGCCGCCATACACCGCTAGGTTTAGCCCAGGTGATATGGTTCAGGACATTGAAACGGTCGCGGGTTAGCAGTTCAATTTTTGCCGCAAGACGCGAACCGGAAAACATATACAGGCTTCCATTTGGGGCCAGTATCCTCCAGAACTCCGCCAGAAACTCATCAAGCCAGCCCAAAAAGTCCGCGTCACTTTCCCATTGGTTGTCCCAGTCGTTGGACTTAACGCCAAAATATGGCGGGTCTGTCGCGATCAGGTTTACGGAATTATCGGGGATGGTTTTGATAAATTGCAGAGAATCTGCGCAAACGAGCTGCGCTCCATTGATTTGTGTAGTTTTTAACATAGCTATTATGTTTCTGCCTGGGTAAGCTAACCCGGCGATGCGCATCGCGGGTGGGCTTTGGGTTCAGCCTATACCTCTGGCATGGGTTGACCGCGGGATGAGCTGCAACTCGTCCCGCGCCCACTTTTTCAGGCACAAAAAAACCGCCCGTAGGCGGTTATTCGGAAGTCAGGCGTAAAAATCCCAACTTAGAAAAAAGATACCTAAAAATAGCTGTTTTGCCAACCTTTTTCGTTTTCTATTCCGTGCGACCGTGGTCGCACGATATCAGATAATTCCGTTTTCATACTCTTCTGTTAGTGAGTATCTTCCGAAAGCGCCGCGCCGCGCCACACCAAAACAAACCATCTGCTCAATAATAAACTCTGTTGATGCCTGGCTTAAACGGCAAGCCTCACTCAGCTCAGCCAGGCTAATGCGTGGATGCCCACGCATTACAAACTCAACGCTTAACGCTTCTTCGGTCATATTCCGGCGTAATTCTTTCGCGTTCATAGCGTCCCCTTAGTCTTCGAACTGATAATCGACATCAGCCATAAATTTATTCAGTTCCGCCAGTTTAGGTTCCATCGTGCCAACAAGACGGCCTGCAAGGCGCTCTGTCAGGTCCTTGCTGTTAAAGCTGTATTCACGTTCAAAGCGTTTAACTTTTTGCCACAACTCATAGAGTTCGTTGGAAATATCTGCCGCGTCTTTGCGCATTTTTTCGTTGCCTTGATAATTCATAATTTACTCCTGATTCAGTCGGTTATGGGGTTTCCCCCTCTCAACGACACGAACTGTAACTCTGCCCAAGGAACACAGTCAGCATTATTTTTCACTTTTTAGTGAAATTTGCTTATTGTGTTATTTTTCCGTTTTTGGTATATTTTCCACATCAGGAGGCTATACTATGTTTAACGTGATAACCCACCCGGCAGCGCTGGATGAGCTTAAAGAATTACCTGATGAGCTACGCGGTCGCATGACCCGGCTTATCGAGAGACTGGAAAGTGAAGGGAACAAGCTGAAAATGCCTCATAGCCGCGTTATCGGCGGTGGCCTTTTCGAACTGAGGGTAGGGGATAAAAACATAGCGAGAACGCTGTACGCTTACGCGGTAGGCAACGAGATTTATCTACTGCACGCATTTGTTAAGAAGACGCAAAAGACGCCTACCCACGCAATTGATATCGCCAGAACGCGTCTGAAGGAGATGAGCTAATGAAAGTAAAAGGCATCCCATTTAACCAGGTAAAAGAAGAACTGCTCAACACCCCGGAGGCTATCCGGGGTTACGAGGACGCCGACAAGGAGTTGGCGATGGTTGAAATGCTATACGAAATGAGGGAGAAAGCTGGCCTGACGAAATCAGCGCTGGCAGAACGAATGGGGTTACAACCGTCAGCGATTAGCCGTCTGGAAAGCAACCCTCTCGGTGCAAGTATGAAGACGTTAACTCGATACGCTAAGGCTTGCGGCGCAAGCATTGATATTCACGCTGTGTATTGATTTAGACGAATTTCTGCAGGTGAAGTAACAAGGGAAAGGCGAGGGTATCTCGCCTTTCCTTTTTTATTCGCCAGCCTGCCTGATGAGCTCATCCGCGACAACATCCTTGCATCTGTGGACCATATTACGAGACATGCGCAGAAGACGTGCCGCCTCATTCATATGAAGGCTGGCCTCTGGTGAGGCCATAACGGTGCTCACCATATCCAGGACAGCATCGAGATCGCTTAGCTGGGAATCAAGTTTTTCACAACATGACACGGCTGCATCTGTCATTGAATCGTATACCATTTTGTCTACCAAGGTTATTTAATACTGTATATAAACACAGGGAAATCCGCAAACGATACAACCATTTTTTGCCAATTTTTTTGATTAAACTACTGAATTGTCCGGTACTTATGTGCACGGCCAGCTCCTCGTTCCATTTTTTCCAGGGTCCCATTTTTCACGGCTGAGTCCAGCATCCCCCGGATCGTTCTCGTGTTGAGACCGATGTCGAACGCCAGCATTGAGGCAAAAATAAAACCATCACCGCCGCTGGCCAGACTGCTTTCACTCCTCTGGCGAAGGCGTTCGAATAACAATGCTTTTTTATCCACTTTTAACCCTCCGTGACCAGTCACGCTTTAATGGCCAGCTTCAGTCTAAGAGTCGTTAGCTGGCATGTACTCTCGCCATCGAACAGGCAATCGGAGACCGGAAGTTGCTGGCCACACCGTTTGCATGTACCAGACAGAGTCTTTTGAAGCTCTTTGTAGTTCTTGCGGATCAGGAGGCCTATAACCTCATTTTCGGAATACGGCTCTCGCCCTGGCCGACGCTGCGTGCAAATTTCACTGAGCATACGCAGCTCCTCCGGTTCCAGAACCCAGTCACGCCTGGTCGTTCCTTGCTCTTTCAGCTTCTGACGGCGGATTCTTTGCCGTTCTGCAGGTGTCAGTGCCATCGATTAGACTCCTGTGGTATTGCCGCTGTCGGCATAAATTTTCTGGTGGTGATCTTCGCTATCATGACGCATGGCCATCTCCACAATTTCGACCATGTCTTCTGGCGGAACCTTGCAGTGCAGACCGATGTGTCTTTGTTGCTTGGCGTATTCGAGGATGTGCTGAAGTTTGGCGCGATCAATCATGATTTACCTCTCTGAAGCATGGCGGCGCGGCGGTTAACTACCTCAATCAGTGCTTCTTCCGCTTCGCCCAGGCTCTCAGCAATGCCGCGCTTGTCGCCATCGAAGTCATTCAGGTCAAGACGAATACGGGCAACTTTCTGTATTGCGGCCATTACGTCATCAGGCACAGATAACTGTGTTTCGTCACGCTCAAGCTCAGCAATCTGTTTCTCTGCAGCTTTCAGTTTTTTCCGGGATTCAATGACCTCGCGGATGATGCTTACAACGTCAGTACATTCCTGGGCATATTCGTGATCGTTAATCTCAATGGCGTCTTGTCCTGCGCCATAGAAGTCCTGCAAGCGAAAAAGTAATTGACCATCGGTTAGTGCGTCGGAGCTTTCATCTTCGCCAGTTCTGCCAGTGATGATGCCTTTGCTATACATATCCATCAGCAATGCAAACTGAGAACGCGCTGATACGATCAGCATGTAGCGAACGCTGTTGGCAAACATGTTGGTGTTTTCATCGTGTAGCAGCTCCTCGACGTCATTACCCCCTGTGTTTTGAAACAACGGCAGGAACTGACGCATCCACTCTGGAACGGCATACATTTCTTTAGGGGATTTACTCATCGCTGCTACCCCTTGAATAAGCCGCCTTCATTTCTCTATAAAGTTCACGACCCTTACCTCTGGCATGCAGTTCAACCCACCGTTCCCAATTGGTTGTTACCGCCAGCCACTCACCCCCACGGTGAGACATCTCTGGTATCTTGCCGCCAAACTCAGGCACTGCCTCTATCAGACGAATGCAGCGCCCAAGGTCATCTGGATCATGAGGATAAGCCGCCTCTGGTTGCTTGCGTCCCTGCCAGTAGCCGAACTGGCCGTGACTCAAGCACCATGCCATGTAGAGGCTGCTGCTTCCGGTGTCGTCGCTATTCAGCCATGCTTCCAATCCCATACCTGCAGAAGCTGTAACGAGTTCGCGGGAATACTCCGCACAGATGTCGTTGGCAGCTTTGATGACAACATTCATCCGTCCATCTGCGGGTAAATCGGGAATCTGTCGGTTCAGTTCTTTGGTGATTGCTGTCACCAGTGCTATTTGATTGAGTCGGTTCATTTGTCTTACTCTTCGAGGTTTTGAGAGGCTGTATACAGGTCGAGGTGACGCTCGTTACGATCTGACCAGGCATTCCTGGCTGCAGCTTCGAGCTGGGCGACATCTGAATCTTCGTAGGCGTGGCCTCCTACTTCTTCACCCTGTGCGCCGCATTCATGGCAAAAGACATACGAACCTACGTACAGGCCATCATCGCCATAATTCACGGGCTGATATAAAGGGGAATAGCCTTTGTCATTCAGGTAATGGGTGAACAACGATGGTGGCCCATAGCAGAACGGGCAGGGTGGCAGGTCTTTCTCGACAGAGCTTTCAATCTGAGGAACGGGAGAGCAGACTTTTTGCAGTACGGCCAGAACCATTTGGCAGTCGGCCAGAGCGCGGTGTGCTCCCTCTACCGACACGCCGTGTCGCGCAGCTGCGGTAGTCAGAATTTGACGATTGAATGCCTGACGCTTCTCGTCAAACTCCCCGTACCACTGGTCATAAACGGCTTTAGCGTCAATATGGCTCGTGTGAATGCGTGATACTACACGAGCCTCGAAACGAGGGTTTTCATGGAGGTAAACCCCTGTGCATAAGCCGGTCTGCTCCAGCATTCGAGCATCAAAACCAGAGTTCCAGGCCAGCCATTTGTGTTGATTGATGATATCCAGTACTTTCGGGAATACATCACGCCACGATGGTGCATTGGCGACCATCTCGTTGGTGATGTGGTTGATTTCTGTTACTTCCGGAGGGATTGGTTTGGTCGGCTTAACCAGAGTGTCCAGCAACACTTCTCCGCGCATATTGATGATCGCAATTTCGATAATCTCAGCATATTCGTCAAGCCCTGTAGTTTCCGTATCGATGACTACAAAATCGCTCTTCAGCCATTTATGTATAATCATCGCTAAAATCGTTTTTTGGATATTTACCATTGTTACTCCCATATTCTTTGTTGAAAGGTTCTGGATGGTTTAGGCTCTTGCTTTAATTCAGGCAGATCGACGTAAACATAATAAGTCCCATCTAGTTCCATGGATTCTGCGATAACTACTTCATGACCTTTTTTCTTATAAAGGTTAGAAATATTCTCCGCATCAGTGCGCGACATAGGGCCTTGCTTAAATGGATTATTCTTCATTATCTTGTGCGACCGTGGTCGCACCCTCTTTGATTTCCAGATAACGCTTAAGCCATATATTTTCTATATGCTTGTTGCCTGGTTGATTTGATAAATACCATTCAGTAATTACGGATTGCCTGTTACTGTCAGGAAGAGTCCGATAGCCGCATGTCGGGCACCAGATGATGTACTCGTTACGGAGGCCAGAGTACCGGAGTACAGGCTTATCTGGTTTCCTGAACATAACCTGCTGACACAGGCAGGTCGGCACTTCTTGCACGATGGCTTTCAATGATTTCACAGCGCTTCTCCGCCGCATTTAATAACGCGGTATCGTTAAGATGCATGCATCGTGATTTCAGTAATAACCAGCGTTTTTTATAATCCTTACGCCAGCTTTCGACGGATACACCCACTAAAGAACTTATGTGTTCGTCTCGCTCTGTCCTATCAAAATCTGAATCATGCACTTCGTGAAATATTTCACATTTAACTTGCTGTATTCCGTAGTAAGTTAATCTCTGCATGATTTTTTTTGTTGAGGCTTTCATTTTCTTAAAGCCTGCTCTGGAATGAGCGATTAAAAAATCAAGCCACAGCCACTGGCAAATGGTCACATCATTCTTATAATTCGGTTTGCATCCGTAGCAATAATGCAACCATGCAGTTTCTTCGCTGTTTAACTGCTCAATGGCACGTCGCCAGCTGGCGGTCATGAAATCTAATTCTGTCAGTAGCATTGAAGACCGTTTGAAGGATTTACCAACGTGATAACGAACGGGCTCTGCAGGGACAGATACTTCATAAGACTCCGTATCGCCGATGCAGATCGTTCTGGTTGGTTTGTCAGTGAAACGGTCAGAGCTTGCGAGACGCAGCTGCTCCAGCTGGACCTCAAGGATGCCACGCTGGAGATAATGAATATCTGACAGAGCCGTGGATACACAGGCCCGAATGCTATTTAGTTCCACTGTTACGCCCTTCCTTACCCATGCGCTGAGAGGTGAAATCACTCTTTAATTTGTACGCGGTACGGACCTCTATATCGCTTTGTCTTAGAGGTGGAATCTCCCCAGCTTGCAGCCATTGATAGACTGCGCCGGGTGTCACGCCCACGCCAACCGCTGCTTTTTCCACATCGCCGAAATGGCGCACAAGTTCTTCGGGTTTCATGGTGATTATTATAATCAATAAGTGAAAATTAAAGCTAGGTATAATTTATAAAAATTATAGCCAGCTATAAAGAGATCATTTATGATTAAGGGTATGAAAACACGAGGCGAACGACTGAAAGCACGCCGTTTAGAGCTGAAACTGACGCTGAAGCAAGTGGCAGAAGCTGTAGGAATCTCTCTTCCGGGCGTCCAAAACTTAGAACGTGGCGACGTAATGCCGTCGCTGGAGATCGGGCTGTCGCTGGCAAAATGCCTGCGTAAGCCCGTGCAATGGATACTGTATGGCACTGAATCTGATCCAGACCGCGTTCCTGTTATTGGTACGACAGAGACCGGACCGGATAGAGACTGGCAGCCTGGAGAACCTGCCAATACAGAGCGATTCCTGCCGTTCGTGAGTCAACGGAACACCGTTTACGCACTGACGGTCGGGAACCAGATTCAGCATCACTACCAGCCAGGAGACGTTATCCTGGTCGATTCCTCGCTTACGCTTGTGCCTGGGGAGGATGTGCTGGTTTGTGATAATAACGGCGAGATCACAATTCAACGATTAGCCCGTTATGACGAGCAGCATTACTACCTTGATAGTGCTAACTCTCAACGGGTTATCCATGATAAAAGTGATCTTCAATTTGTGCACCAAGTAGTCGGTACGATCAAATCGTTCATGGTTGAGGGTAGATGATACAATAACAGGGTTTATTGCTGACTATAAATCTGGTTTAATCCGATCTATACTTTGTCGGGGTTGAACCAGACCGTAGCAGCCGAAAAAAAGACGAAAAAAAACCCGAGTCGGCAAACTCGGGCCTTTTTCAGGAAGTAGCCACGAAAACGCAGATACGTCCTTCAGAAAGATTGTGCGTTTATTGTGGCTGCTCCTGCGGATTTTTTCAACCCGAAAAAATGCTAATTCGCATGGAAAGGCTAAAAAATGACCTTACAAGAATTCTACGCGGAGCGCTTTGGCAGCGATCCGTTTTCACTGCTTGACGCGGCACGTGATGAGCTGACTGAGCTGGCGAAGATGGCCGGTATCAACTGGCCTGCGTGTGCTGATAAGATTCAGCTCAATCCGCGCGGTGGTGTAGAGCGCTATACCACCTACAATAATTCCTCCCCGGAAGCTCTGCAGAAGAGCCTTAAAGGCCGTGTGGAAATCTATTCACGCCTTGAGCAGAGCAAGGATGGCATCAGTTATCCTTTCGTTAACTTCGTTGAAAAAGCGCATGACGCTGGTTCCTGGAGTGGCTTTTCGTTCCTGTTTTCGGAGTATCGTCGTGAACAGCAACGAAATGGTGCGACCGTGGTCGCTCAGCCGGAAGAAGAACGTGCACGCATGGAGCGCCAGGCTGAAGCACGCCGCCTCCGAGCTGAACAACAACGCGTTAATGATTTAAAAAACAATCAGATGGAGCAGGAGCGCCTGCTTGGATGGCTGGCTTTCCATCGCGCCTGGGAACATTCGCCAGCTGAGGACGGTTCATGGCCGTATGCTGTAAAAAAAGGGATTCGTGACGTATTTAGCGCTTGTGATATACGTCGCGTGACCAGTCACGACAGTGCGAAATGGAGCCGTGGACCAACAACTTACATGGCGATACCTCTGTCCCACCTGGACGGAAGAAAAGACGGGCGGATTGTTGGCTGGCAACGTATCGATCTGAATGGTGGCAAGTTCCAGACCAGCGCCATCACTAACGGTGATTTCGTCGGTGCATGCTTTGTTATTGGCGACCTGCAGGGGGCGCAAAAAATTGCGACTGCAGAGGGTTTCGCCACCGGGGCATCCATCTGGCTGGCGACCAGAAACGACCCGAAAAAACGCTTTGACGCGGTAGTCATTGCGGTTTCCGCTAACAACATGATTCACGTTGTCGAGCAGCTGGTGAACATGTACCCGGCTGCGCAAATCACTTGCGCTCTCGATAACGACCGCAAATCCTCAGCTGAAGGAAAAGGCAACACAGGCCTCCGCACCGGATACGACATCATGGAGAAGTTTTCCGGCGTCAAATGTGTTTACCCAACTTTTGAGGATGATCCTGAGCTGGAATGCAGCGATTTTAACGACCTGCACAGCCTGAGAGGGCTGAAGGAAGTCGCTCGCCAGTTAACGAAAAATCATCTGAGCCGTGCAACCGACCTGTTGTCGATCACGCTGAATAAGCTGCGTACTCTCCCGCGTCTGAACAGACGTACTTTTGCCAAAGAACTGCTTCGCGCCGTTGATATTGGCATGCTGACATGCCCGGTACCAAACAGCCCGAAAGAACTTATGCGCCTGTTCAGCAGCACGCTGCGCGATATGGGTATTGCTGAAATTTATAACGGTACCGTTAAAGATCACATTACGCGCCGGTTGAATCGCAAATGCCGTGCCGCGCAGACTTCACGTTCGTTCAGTGAACGCATCACCAACCCGAACCTTCGCCCGTCACACATCACTTACAAGCGGTTTGAAACCTCCAGGATGACCGATGAGGTTATGACATACGCCGCACAGCTGCAGGGCATCGTTATTGTCCGCGCCGGGATGGGCTCTGGTAAATCGACAGGCCTCCTGCGTCCACTGATGCTGCAGTCCACGCGTGGCGTCTCCGTCGCGCACCGCGTATCCCTGATAGGCGGCCTGCATGAAATGATGACCGAAGGGAAAGGCGCGAAAGCCGACATTCTGCATTATCAGGATCCTGGCTATCAGGAAATGGCGCCATATGCCAACAAGCTGACTATTTGCATCAACTCCATACTTAAAGGCTGCTGGCAACCGCTGATGCGCCAGCATGACTTCTTCGGCTTCGATGAAGCAACACAGGGCCTGCGTGCCATTCTGGCCGGGCGTGCGATGGAAAACCCAGTTGGCGTATTCAACACACTTATCGACGCGCTGGCGCGTACTGAAGAGCATGCCATTATGGTGGATGCCGACGCCAACGATCTGCTTGTCGACCTTGCTGAACTGGCGATGAAGCGTCGCGAGGAGCTGGGCCTGCCAGCCTGGCTGCAAATTCACGTGATTGAACTCCCGGTCGACGTTCGCAACCGCGAAACCAACAAGCCTATCCGCGTATTTTATACCGAGAAAAATCGGATCATGACCGAGGTTATCGCTGCAGTGCAACGCGGCGAACGAATCATGCTGGCCACCGACAGTTCGACGTTCGCCGAAGACGTTACCATGCAGCTGAGACTCCAGTTCCCTGACAAAAAGTTTCTCTGTGTTAACCAGAAAAACAAACAGGAGAAGGAAGTCGACGATTTCACCAACCAGCCTAAAGTGATGGTGAAAAAATATGACGGCCTCATCTACAGCCCGTCGATATCTTCAGGTGTATCAATTGAGGAGAAACACTTCCACCGCCATTTCGGCATGTTCTGCGGGGAAGTGGTCCCCAGCGACGCCATCCAGATGCTGCGCCGCGACCGTACAGCTCAGGAATACATCATCGGTTTCGATAAGCTACGCGGTAAACGTGAAACCGATCCGGAAAAAATCAAACGCGCCTACGCGCAGGCCTTGCTCGAAACGGCTGGCCACTCCGGGCTGCTGACAGACGTTGTCTTTGACGGTGACCGAATTTCACTCGGCGTGGCTAACTCTTCATTCATGCAGCTCAAAATAAAAGCCGCCGCGCTCGAGGCGTCGGCCAGAAATGATTATGCCAGCAACATGATTTGCATCATGCATGATGATGGCTATCAGGTCGCGCCTATGGCCACCGACGCGCTTGCAAACAGCATCGGTAAGGATTTACGTAAAGAAGCCCGTGAACTGGTCTTTGAGCAGCTTATGGAGCGCCACCTGAGTGTCGATACCCCTGACCAGGGCGAACACGATGAGTTGATAAAAAAACGCACCCTGTCTCTGGATGAGCAGGCCCAGCTGGTCCGCTGGGACATCGAAAAGGAGCTGCAGCTGGATGTCGACGAGGTGGCTTTAAAATTCTATTTCGACGGCGGCCTGAAAAAAGTGCGCCTGTTTGAAACCATGCAGCTGGATGAGATAACCGCCCGTCGCCTTGACCGTGAAGAAGCGTTGATTCACTTTACCTACGCTTATCGCGTTGCCGGAAGATGGCAGCAGTTCGTCACTACGGCCATGACGCGGGAACAGGCCGACGCAGAGTTCCAGGCTAAATTCCCGGCCATAACCGATTACCGAGTGAAATCGACCCCTGCTGTTGAGATAGGCATGCGTGGTTTCTACACCCTCAAATCAGCGACGCTGCAGCAGTACTTCCGCGACTGCGGTATCGATCCAAAAACCCTGGAAGGTGAAGCAGACATGGACGCCCTCAAACGCGCCAGAGATAACCTGCTCACCCCGGAACGGCGCGATCTGCTAAACAACGTTTTACGCATCGGCGGCTTCAACACAGAGAAAGGCAAGAAGAAAGCGCCTGCAGACCTCTGCATAGGCATCCTGGAGTCGATGGGGCTATCCAGTAAGACCAGACGCGCCAGAGACGGCGATGCACGCCCCACGATGCGTTCTATTGACCCGGACTCGGTCGAGTTCCTCATGAATATCGTGGAGAAGCGTCGCGAGGCCGGTTTATCAATTCACGCACGTAAGGTGGAAAAAACCACCATCGAAGTGGATCGCGATTTGGATCTAAATATAGATATACATGGTAACCCTCGATCCAAAACAGAGCACGTTCCGGACGCCCCACAATCAGTAATTAGCCAGGCACTGGAGGCTATCCCGGTGGCGGTACCGGAGGCGTGGGCGGAGAGCGCGTTGCCAGCAACCGAAATGGAGGCGGTACGCCTGTGGCCAGTGGCCAGCATCGCGAGAACGTTCGCCTCGCTGTACATGACTGAATTTATGGACCTGCTATCAGTACGCGAGATAAGGCTGCTGAAAGCGTTTCTGAGCCAGCGGCAAGCCGTGGCGATATAACCGGAGGGGTAATGGGAAAACAACGGGAATGCCTTGTCCTCGTGGAGGGATACGACCCTTATGTGGTCAAGGTCGGCCACGACGCGACAAGCTATAGCGATTACAAAACTGGCCGGGAACTTCCATTCACGATAATTCGGATGAACGGGTTCTCAGATAGTGAGGGCGTTTATTGCTGCATTGCCAGCGATAAGAGCATGGAAGACCACACAGACGAAGCTAGGACGCTTCTCAAGGCTTTTAAGGTAAAACCGCTATGACATCGACACCTGAATATTTGGAAAAGCTTTCGACAACTGAATTTTTGGACAGGCTTAATTATGAGCAGCTGAAGTTCTGCCGCGAGCTATGTAACGAACGTATACGCGCTATCCAGGAAGGTGAGAAGAAAGTCGCGTGGGTCGTCACCGATGGCGGTGTTAACTTCGGCTGGTTCCGCACAGAAGATTATCCGAAAGCTGTAGATTTATTGGCTCTTAAGGCAGCTGAACGCTGGGCGGAAGCAGATAAAGAAAACCCTGAGACGAAGTACGAGCTGAATCTCAGAATTGAGGGTGAGCGCCTGCCGGTTTCCGAGTACGAGGCGTTATTTGCTGATGGTCAGTGGGGGTGAATCATGATTTATCGCAGAGGTTGGGTCCCCGTCTTATGGCGGCACGAGCTGGAGAAGCGGCTCAAAGAGCAGGGGTTCGATAACTGGAAAGAGATCTGTAATTTTCTTTGCGGTGAAGGGGATTATTACGCTGAGTCGTCAAAAGTACCTGAGCAGTACGATTACGTGGTAGTCGATAATACTAAATGGATGGGACGGCGTGATGCAACGTTCTGGCAGCGCCTGAACCGTTTGTGGTTCGTTCCGCTGTACCTGCTGACGATTCCGTTCCAGTGGCTCATTCGTGGCCGTATGGGGTTTGAATCAACGTCGAAGGTGGGCGAAGTAATTAGCAGGTTAACCGGGTTGAAGTAGTAACATTACGTTTCTTGCGTATAAAATAGCCGTTCATTTCATAGGATTATATGTAGGTGATTATGCGTAAGAAACTCTTTTTGGCAGGAGTGACGGTTACTTTATTGTCTGGATGTGTCCCTCAGTATCAATATAAAAAGTTTGACAATGTTACATATCCGATAGTGATAAATGAAAGGCGTGTCCCAATTAATGCTGAAGGTGATTTCAGTGGTAAACCACTTACCGGAGCGCAGTTTAACCGCATCCTTTCGAAGAAAATTGAGGATGGTAGTTGGAAAGGTTATGTAGTCCATTCGTTAACAGCTGGCCCATGGAATAATACTTGGTCTGTTAGAGGCTTAACTGTGCCAAGCAACATTGTCTATGCAGGAACGTATAAGCGCGATAATTTTTTTGAGGGTAATGGGAATGATGGTGGTGTTAGCAGCCGAGATATGGCCGGGTGGTATGGCTTCCATGTAAACATGGCTGAGACCACTAAACATGGCCATTATACTGGAGTTAACGCTTTCGGAGTTTCTGCTAAGGTAGAACAGCTGAATACAAGTGGTGCGGAGATAGTGTTTGGTAGCACACAAATCAACGATGGCAGTCCAGAAGCAGTTTGGGCTGATATCGATGTTATCGGTGCAGTACCTGAAGATGTGAATCTTAATGATCTTAAAATCGAGTATTTGGCACGCATTACAGGGTTACAGCGCACGGTTATAGATAGAAACACCCCTACGCTGAGCAACCCATCTGATACCGCTCATAGAACTCAAATTGTTACAGGCGACTTGCTTGCCGCACGCTTGATTAATGCAAAAACAGGCAAGGTTTACCCTGTTAAGCTTGAATGGGTATTCCGTACGCGTAATGCATTTAAGTAATTTCTCCGCTCTTAGAATAATTGATCATCGTCTGATCACTTAGTAAAGCAAACTATAAAAACGGCTATCCCCGTGACTGGTCACGGGGTAAAATATCCACCTAAATTATTGACGTGCGTTTCGTTTTGGCGGTAAAGTTACCCAGCTGCAGCAAAATCTGCAGCCGGGATTGGAACCCCGAACAACCAAACGACGCACAACACGCGCCAGCGTGTTTTTTTGTGTGTAAACCTGCGCATGCCTAATTATGGCGGTTCAGGTGGGGCAGCTTTATAGCTGGCCGGTTTCGTTTGGTACCGGTAGTTCCAACCCTGCCTGGGCTGCCACCCTATAGAGATTGGAACCTCTGGTGGTAGTACCCCTAACCAAACTGGAGTGCGTACCATGTTCAAATACAGGTTCGCGGCGATCTGCCGTACTGATAAAAAATCCCATATCCACCGCCTTTCCACTGTTGCTTCGTCCGAGCGAGAAGCTCGTCGCCAGTTCGCCAGCCGTTTTGTCCTCGTTCTGTCAGCCCGCATCCCGGTCAGCGAGGTGATCGCATGAACCAGATTCAGTTAAACGCCCAAGGCCTGCTGGAGACGATTGAGGAGCGCCTGCTGCAGGTAGAAGCGCTTGTGTCCTCTGCTCACCGCACGATCTCCAGTTATGAGGCCACGCTGTATTTGCAGGAAGCTACGGAATTACTGCAGGTCGCGCGCGAACTCACGCAGGAAGCTCGCGGCTGCTCCCTGTCCCTTTCTGAGCACTTGAAATCCGGGGAGGCAAAATGAAAGCGCTCTCCGTCTTTTCATTTCAGGAAAGCCACCCGGTTCGGGTGGTTCTTGTCGGTGGTGATCCGTGGTTTGTGGCTGTTGATGTATGTAATGCATTAGGGCTAAAAAACCCGACCAAGGCTGTATCTTCGCTTGATGAAGACGAAAAGCGGCTGTTTGGTGGTGACTCTAACTTAAAGTTAGGGTCGGCAGGTAAGGGAGCGCAGGCAGTACTTATTTTGAATGAGTCCGGCCTTTACACTCTCATCCTCCGCTGCCGCGACGCGGTGAAACAGGGGACCACCGCCTGGCGGTTCCGCAAATGGGTGACGAACGAGGTTCTGCCAGCTATCCGGAAAACGGGTGGCTATGACTACGTTGAACCAGCACCAAAATGCGCTGCAGAGCCGTTGGATTGGCGGGTTGAGCATGAACTCCGTGCAATTGTTAACGATATTGCTCAGTGCTTTTGGTACAAACAAAAATGGATGAATGGGATAAGGCACGCCTTACGCAATGCATGCCGCACCCCAGCACCTCTCCCCCTAACTGTTGATGATCTCCCAGCTATTGTTGCCGAGCTGCGTCGAATTTTAGCCGCCGTCGAAACAGCACAGGGAAATATGCGCGCTTACGAGAGAGATTTTTTGCGTGATGTAGTTCGACGTGGCCGCAGGAATTCTTCAGGAGGGGATCTGTTGCCAGTTGATTTGGATATGGATCAGGAAAAAGTTTTGCCTGCGCACTTTGAGCTGGCAATTGAGAAGCTGGAAGCTTTGTCCGCAAAAATTAGTCTCCCCAGCTGTCGCCGATAAATAGGGTTGGCCAGCCCGAATTTAAGCCCCGCTTTACGCGGGGAAGTCCCTGCAGTCGGGACGGCGATGTCCGTAGTTGCAGCTGCAGTTTCCGCCTAATCCTTCCGTCCCTTGCAGGGGATGGGTAGGGACAGGCCTCAATAAAAAAGCCACCGATTAACACCGGTGGCTTTTCTTTTAGCTGTAGTACGTTTCCCATGCGGATCGCATTGCGGCCATAGGGCTATCGGCGGGGCCGGACCAGGCATAATGCTTTCCATCGTATTCAAACTCTATCTTGTACGTTCCGTCCCCGTTATTTTTTGCAGGCTTGAAGACGGGTTTTAGAGCAGTTGGCTGATGTTCTTCTGGCCCTTCCTCTTCGGTTGGTTCATCGCCGCCACCCTCGTCGAGCTCAATTTCATCTTCATCCAGCTCGTCGTCTTGGGACTCATCATCCGGTTCGTCGATGGTCTCAACGGATTCTTCATCAGGCAGGACGATTGCAGGTGTCTCTATCTTCAGCTGCCACTGCCCGTTCTCGCCAACGAACTGCCCCAATGCATCAGCGGCAAACTCCAGGTACCGGCTAATCATCGTCGGGCTAAATTTAAAGGCCCGGAGAGTGCTGTTGGTTATTTTTGCTGATGGGTCCTGCTCCACCAGCTGCTTAACGGTTTCATGGAGACGGACGCCAGCGTCACCTCTGGCAAAGCCTGGCATTTCATCGTCCAGTTTCTGCAGAGCCACCAGTCTGGTGTTTTCATCCCCAACTTCAGGTCGCCAGGTTCTGGAGAAGTTGGCCAGCTTGAACTGCTTATAGTGCAGCTGGGTGTTCTCATCGTCGTGTCCGAGAATCTCCATGAAGAACACATCCTCGTCGACGTTTTTCCACCGTGGATCGACGCGGAAGAACATCTCATAAGCGATGCGAGCGTAAATAGCGCGGCTATCTTTATAAACACGACGGTCATCGCCGAAAAATGATTTAACCCAAGGGTTAAATGCTTTTGCTAAAATAGCATTTATCCTGCCGTTCTCAGACCTTGTATCATCCTTGCCATATCCTTTAACAACCTCATCGAAATCAGATGCAGCAGAGCAAGAACGCAATTCTGTTAATAATTCAACGAATAATTTTGCTTCGCATAAAGTATAAATCGTTCTGGTTACGCTTTTATCTTCAGAGCGTTTTTTAGCTTGTCCTGAGAAATTAACCGTATACTTTCCTGAAACGGTAAATTCACCCTGAAACATTATCTCAATCATTCTTCGCCCTGATACCGCAGCCAGAGCAAAGGCCAAAGGTGCCATTCCAGAACGAGTGTTTAAACTAAATAAAGTCGCAGGATTATTCAAAATATCATAGATAGACTGCATGTATGTTGGGTAGTCAATAACCACAACATTACGCTTCTTCTCGCGCAGAACATCGGCCCATCGTTGCTGTATAGATGTACGCTCCGCAGGGCTTAGCTGCAGATGGTACAGAACCTCATGGTTGACCTTGAGCTGGTGTAGTTCTTCTAACAACGCAGAGCCTTGTTGGAATAACTTATAAAGATAGTCACGGCGCTCCTTCCAATCATCACTGTTTAAATCACTAAGAGCAAAACTCCAATCTGGATATTTTTTTATTAGTCTTGCTATTTTTGCATCACTGCCTTTAGAGCCTATTCTTACATTTGATAATTCTTCGGCAAGCGGCATTATTTCTTTCAATTTAGATTGTAACGATGACATGTGCTGGCGAATATTAGCTGTAGGCATAGAAAGCCATGAAGATAATTCTTCGCTGTAAAGAGGATACTTTTCCGATAATTTATGAATATTTTTATCAAAGCTATGATGTAATTTATCATCAAACCGCTTTCTTGCCCTGCTCATATAGGCGTTAAAAGTATTCGCGGTTATTCTTTTCTGCAATCCTTTCCCACGGAACTTTCTTTTATCATTAAATAACGCGTTCTTATACCGTGCGGCTGCGGCTTTAATTCTCTTCGTTTTGTCGCCTTGTGGGCGGTCTGAGGCATCAATTGCCTCTACCTCATTCACAAGCGTGTTGATCAACTCACCGATTTTTACCTTGCTCATCCCGGTTCCCCCGTTTCTAAGTCTCTGGATATCGTAACACAATCAAAGAACAAGTGGCGATTAATTATGCTGCTTTCGTCACACTATAAGAGAACATAATGGCAGAATGGAAAAGGAACACAACACCGGAATTGTAACGTATTGTTCTGTGCTTATGTTCTCCATATCAGCACACAATAACCCATTATACGCGCGTATAATGGGTTATTGGGCC